CGCCAACACCTATAGTTTGAGCACTACGGCTGGCTCTGCTTCTCAGACTTCTGGAACTATCACTCAAAGTGGTCTTGGCAACAATGCTTCATCAACGGTTACTGTTACCGTTAGCAGGTCTGGGTTTGCATCAAACAGCGGAACTGTGTCTGGAACATCGCAAAGCAAACTTGCAACTCCAACGCTGAGTGGCACAACTGCAACAACTGGTGGTTTTACATTCACAATTGATAACCTTGATGGCGCAAACACTTATACAATAAGCACTAGCGCTGGAAGCGTATCTCGTAGTGGTGGAACTATAACCCAATCTGGGTTGGCAAACGGCGCTTCTGCAACTGTTTCCGTCACTGCGAGTCGTTCTGGATTTGTATCCTCTGATACAGCAACTCGTACTGGAACCTCAAGACCTAACTGCTCCAGTTGTACATTTGCCTATACACAGGTTGAGGGTGGTAACTGTTGTTGTACTGGAATGTGTGGAGCACCAAATCAAATATGTTGCTATAACATTACTGTGTACACAGGTAACCCTTCTGGCTGTATTGGATGTAATGCCGCAATTGGTGGGTGGTATGCTTGTGGCGGAACTTGTTAATAACTAATTAGGAGAATATATGTCAGACCAACCATTAATTCCAGAAAATGACAACTCTGGACACAAACCAAATATCGTATTTGATCCAGAAGAGAATAAGTTTAAATCACTAGAACCCATTAAATGGTACGCATTTGTTATAAATGGGGAAGTTGTCTGGATGCAAACAGTATCTGTGTCACTTGAATACCTTGTTGCAGTTATGTCATCTAGTCCACAAATTGTTGAAGTACCTGAGCCTTTGCTGGGGCAAGTACTTAGTGGTTGGACATATGATGGTACTTTTCATCCACCAGCAGGTGCATAATGACACCCTGGGAACGTTATAAAGAAAAGTTAGGAACTACCCGACCTTGGGATTTGCTTAACCCAAATGAACCACGAAGCCTTGACGAAGACGCACAGGCTCGTTTAGATATTTGTGAAAAATGCCCTGAACTAGTGGGACTAGCAAAACAATGTAAACAATGTGGCTGTCTCATGACATTGAAAGTTAAGTTAAAAAACGCAAAATGCCCATTAGGTAAGTGGTAATTACACATAACCCTACGTGGTGTAAAATAAGAGCATTACAGACTTCTAAGGAGCGCCCGTGGCCCAAGCATATAAGGTTCTTGCCCAATCTGCACCGTCAGCAACCACTAATACAGACCTTCTAACCGTAGGTGCTGGTAAATCCGTAGTGGCTTCAACGCTGTCCGTGTGTAACCGAGGTACTACGGCAGCCACCTATCGTGTGGCTATTCGCCCTGTTGGAGCAGCAATTGCTAACCAGCATTACATCATCTTTGATGCAAACATCTTGCCGAAAGACACCGCTACTTTAAGCGTTGGTTTTACCTTGGCAACTACAGACGTAGTAACCATTTACGCATCTAATGCCAACCTTTCCTTTTCAATCTTTGGAGTAGAGATTTCGTGATTTCACGCCTTTCTGAGGTAGGTACAACTAGGGATTTGACGGGCATTAACCGCCCAATTAATGCCCAAACTGGAACTACTTACACCCTCGTATTTGATGATCGTGGAAAGATTCTGGAGTTTAATAACGCCAGTGCAATTACCGTTACTGTTCCTTCCGACTCAACCACTACTTTCTATGACGGAGATGTCATGGAAGTGGTTCAGACTGGTGCTGGGATTGTGACATTTTCAGCCGCAGGCGGAGTCACTATCAACGGATTCAATGGTTCTCTTTCTCTTAACGGACAGTGGGCTTCAGCAACTCTTGTAAAACGTAGTTCAAATACCTGGGAACTTCTTTCCAAAAACGTGGTTGCTTCTCGATCAGTTGGTTCAGCCGCATATGACGGTCTAACATTAAACGCCCAAACTGGTACGACCTACACGTTGACACTTTCAGATGCCCACAAGTTGGTCACGCTCAATAACGCTTCTGGGATTACGCTCACTATTCCTACAAATGGTGTTACAGCGTTTGCAATTGGTGATCAAGTAAACATCATGCAACTTGGTGCTGGTCAAGTAACTATTTCCTCTAGCGCAACAATACGCTCGCAGGGTGGGAAAAACAAACTGAATGGTCAGTACGCACTTGCTACCTTGGTAAAAATTGCCTCTGATGAATGGGTGCTAGTCGGTAACGTAACCACAGCAACGGTGTAGCCATGCAAATCGTGGGTGGGGTTGGTGGTATAGAAAAACTATTTACCCCTACCCTGAGTTCAGTAACCAATGCTGCTGGTGGGTTTACATTCACCATTACAAACTATTCCGCATCAAACACTTACGTACTAACCCCATCTGCTGGTAGCGCCTCCAACTCAAGTGGAACTATTACCGTTTCTGGTTTAGGAAACAACGTTTCTGCTTCTGTAGTTGTTCAGGCTACTCGTATTGGTTTTGAAAACTCAGACACAGCAACTGCTAGTGGTTCTTCTCTTCCAGCACTAGTTACCCCAACATTTAGTGCAGCGACTGCAACTGCTGGTGGTTTTACAGCAACAATAACTAACTATGATGGTGCAAACTCATACTCAGCAACTACTACTGCTGGCTCCGTTTCTGTATCTACAAACACTGTTACCCAAACTGGACTAGGTAACAACGCTTCAGCAACAGTAACCGTGACCGCTTCTAGATCAGGTTTTGTTTCTGCTTCCACATCATTTTCTGGAACATCACAATCTAAATTGGCTACACCAACTTTTAGTGGTTCTACTGCTACACAAGGTGGTTGGACAGCGACCATTACAAACTATGACGCTGCTAATACCTACACAATAAGCGCAAACTCAGGAAGCATTTCCCGTTCTGGAAGTGGGCTTACAGCGTCTGGTTTGGCTAACGGTGCTTCATCAACAGTCACAGTAACTGCTTCAAGAAGCGGATTTGTTTCATCAGATAATGGTCTTGTATCAGGAACATCAATACCCAACTGCTCATCTTGCACTTTTTCGTTTAAAGCAACTGAAGGTGGTAACTGTGGAACCTGCGGTATATTTGGCAATACACACATTGTTTGCTATGACATTTTTTATTACACGGGTTCACCAAACCCATGTATTGGTTGTGCCGCCGCAGTCGGTGGTTGGTACGAATGTGTTGGAACGTGTTGTGCCGTGTGTGGAACGCTTTGTGGATAACTCCATAAGTAAGTGGTAACGGCTATAATGGGCCGTGCCTAAACTACGCAAAGGATTTTGGTTTTACCTTCCTGTAGCGCTTCTGGCTTGGCTTGCGCCAGTTGGTGTTTCTTCTGTTAGCGCAGATTCTTTTACAACTACAGGTGCTGAAGATTATTTCTTTACCCTAGAAGAAGCGCAGTTATTTACGGTGCGTACCTTTGCCCAACAATACAGCATTGACTCAATGCTGTGGTTATACGACTCAAACAATATGCTTTTAGCCGAAAACGATGACTGGTTTGGTCTTGATTCATACATTACAAGAAACCTAGATGCTGGGACTTACAGACTTCGTACAGGTGTTTGTTGTGGTGACCCCAATCGTTGGTACGGAACATCGTATGTAGTTGATGTAAGCATCGCTCCGTCAAATGCACCAACGACAACCACAACCACAACCACTAGTTCTACAACGACTACCTCAACTACTAGTACAACGACTACAACGACTACAACTACAACTGTTCCGCCAACTACAACTACAACACTCCCCCCATTGGGAATGCGTAGCCCGACAAACCTTCAGGCAGTTGCAGGGTATGAGAGTGTAAGCCTCACTTGGGATGCTCCAGAAGGTGGTCCTGGGTACGCTGAAGTTGAACGCTACGCAGTGTTTTTTAGTTCAAATAACTGGCAATCATCTTTTGCAATTGCATCTAATACAACATCTGCAACCGTAGGTAACTTGGATAACGGTGTGACTTACCAGTTTAGGGTTCGTGCTGACAACGACACTTTAAGTGTGTACTCATCAATGACCGAAACTTACACGGTATCTGCTGTTCCTCAAACAACTAGTACGACTTCTTCAACAAGCACAAGTACTACGAGTACAACTATTCCTCAGTCAACTACGACTTCTTCCGTACCCCAAACAACATTGCCAGAATCAACAACGACCACGACACTACTACCAGAGCAGTCAACATCTACGACCTCTTCCACAACTTCAACGACTTCCACAACAGTGCCAGAAACAAGTACCACGTTAGTGGAGAATACAACAAGCACCACCACAACAACTTCATCTACGACCACCTCCGTACCCGAAGTGATCGTTGAAGTGCCGACAGGGACCACAACGACAGTAGTAGAAGAACCCACGCCAGAGGTGACGCTTCCAGAAGAAACAACCACGACAACTGAGCCAGAGCCAGAAACGACTGAGCCAGAAACGACAACAACTGAAACATACCCCGATACTACCGTAGAAGAAACTACAACTACAACTACAACTACCCCTGAAGAAGTTGTTGCTGAAGAGGAAATAATTGCTGTAATTGAGGAGTTAACTGACATTACAGAAATTACCCCAGAAGTTTTGTCAGAAGTTGTAGATGCCCTTAACTCCGACAACATCACAGAAGAACAGGTTCAAGCCATTGTGGATGCTGTGGTGGAAAATTTGGACACCCTTACTGAGATTACGGCAGAGATTTTAGACGAAGTATTAGATATACTGGAGTCAGACAGCATTACCCAAGAACAGGTTCAAGAAGTTGTGGACACTATCTTGGCTACAGAAATCTCTAGTGACCAAGCAACTGAACTTGCCACTAGCGCCGCAGTCTTGGAGAACGTAACTGCTGACCAAGCAACTGAGATTTTTGCCACAATTGACACTGGCGAACTTACAGGAGAACAAGCAGAAGCCATTGTTGAGGCTGTACAAGATGCGCCAACAGAAGTACGAGAAGCCTTTGAAGAAGAGATTAACGTCTTTGAGGGTGGATTTGATAATTACATCCCTACGGATTCAACGATTTCCGTAGGCGCTCGCCGTGTCGTAGTAGCCGTGACTACGGTATCATTTATACTGCCTGCACCAGTAGTTTCTAGTCGTAGACTATAACCCCACAATCCCCGTAGAGCCTCTTAGGAGGCCCGTAGACAAGCGTAAATAGGCAAAACGACCCCTACTAAGGAGAATTGTGAAGAAACTTTGGGAAGAAGTACATGGTCTTGTTTGGACCTTGGCAGGAACGGGAATGGTTCTCATTACCCTGTCTGGTCAAACATTAACCTGGGGTGTGTGGATCACAGTCGCTGGTCTTGTTGTACACTTCGTTGCTGTTGCTGGAAAGGGTAGTGACACAGACGAAGAGTAGAGGTTCATGGGTAACAAAACGATTGGGTTTTTGACATACGACTGGGCGCACGGGACAAAGCCACTACAACCAAATGGTTGTGCATGGTATCGCTGTCTGCTACCTAAAAACGAACTAGAGAAGTTTGGTTGGAAAACAGGTCTTGGATTTCCACGCTGGCATGACGAGTACGGATATGGGTTAGTTATATCTAACGACAAAGCCATACACGGTTGGGAGATACTTGTATTCAAGTTAGTGATGCGTAAGGAAATCACCGACCAAGTAAAAGTAGCAAAGTCTAAAGGTCAGAAAATAGTAGTAGACATTGACGATTTCTTTGAAGGTCTTGACCCATCTAATCGTGCATATATGGCTACCGATCCAAAGTTACACCCAGATAACAATCGTGACCATTACATAAAAATGATTTACGAAGCAGATGCTGTAATTACATCAACACCATTTTTGTACGACTACTACGCAAGTAAGCGTAACAATGTGTTTCTAGTTCGCAACGGTATTGACATTGACCGTTGGAAGATGAGAAAAGACAAGGCAAAAAGATCACCAGTTGTTGGATGGGTTGGTGCTACCCCGTGGCGTTCCAAAGATTTAGAAAGTTTAAATCCATACGTTCCTAAATTTTTGAAGAAACACAATTTGACTTTCCACCATTCTGGTCATACAGCAGATGCACCTTTTGCGTATGAACAAATTGGTTATATCCGACAAAAATCAACAATAATGCCAATGGCCCCTATTCTTGATTATCCAAAACTATTTCCACCAGTAGATGTTGGATTGGTTCCTCTTAACAACCTTGAATTTAACCACGCTAAGTCCTTTATTAAGGGTCTTGAATATGCAGCGGCTGGTGTGCCATTTATTACATCGTATTCACCTGAGTACCAGTATCTTGCTGATGCTGGGGTTGGGCGTATTGCTAAAAGTCCAGAGGAATGGACTTACCATTTAACTGAGTTGCTAGACCCACAAATGCGTAAAGATGACGCAATGGTAAACTACGAGATAGTCAAAGACCAATTTTCAATGCAAAAGCGTGGCTTTGAATGGAACGAAGTAATGGAGAAGATTGCAGCACTATGACCACCTTAGATGACCTAACAATACCTGCACCGCCCATTGGACCGATGGATTGGAATGCAGACGGATTTGTTATTAAGAAAAACTTAGTTCCAGAAGAGTTAATGGTTAACTACGAACAGTGCTGGATGGAAAACAATGCTGAACGACCTGGTGGTTGGCCTGATTGCACACCGTACCGCAGACACCCAGAGGTCATGGAGATTCTTACTTATAGCGGCATCAGCGACACCATGCAAGAACTGATTGGTGAACCTGCTGGTCTTCATTTAAATCTAACGGGGTGGGTTACTACTCGCCGTAATTGGCATCAAGATTCTTACTTAAATCCAGACCACGTGGGTGATTACTACGCTGCTATCTGGATTGCTCTTGAAACTATCCACCCAGACTCTGGTCCATTCCAGTTTGTTCGTGGATCACATAGGTGGCCTACGGTTACTAGAGAAAAGATTCTTGATGCGTTAGAACCATCTGAACGTGATCACACGTGGCCCAAACACAGTGAACGGTTACTTACCCCATTGTTTGAAGCAGAGATTGAAAAGCGAAACGCTGAAGTAATCACTTACCTTCCAGAGCGTGGTGACGTGTTGTTCTGGCATGGTCGTTTACTACATCGTGGTTCTGAGCCTAATGTTGTGGGTATGCCACGTAAATCTTTGATTGCCCACTATTCAGGGATTAATCATCGTCAAGATATGCCGACAGCAAAAAGTCATAACGGTGGGTGGTATTTCCCACTAGAAGGTGGTCCTGTTTCATGAAACTTTTAAATGTTGGTTGTGGAACCCATTACGCACAAGGTTGGGTAAATACAGATACATGGGAAACAGATGACACCAAACCAGATGTCAAAGTAACCCCTGGTAAACCGTACCCTTTTGAAGATAACACGTTTGATGCTATCTACATGGGTCATGTTCTGGAACACATTCCTTGGTTAGAGGTGTCTGCATTCCTTAAAGACATGCAACGTATCGCTAAACCTAATGCCCCAATGCTTGTCGTTGGTCCAGATGTTCATAGAACTATTAAACGCTGGAAAGAGGGTTTAGAGCCTTGGTGGTTGGTGGAGTCAGTTATGGAGCACTTAGATGTTCCTGATACCCATGTTCCTGGATTGGAATGGTGGGATGGCGCTCACCACCATTGGAATTGCCATGAGTCAAGAGTTGAGAAGTTGTTGAATTTATTGGAGTTTAACAATGTTGTCAATTTATTTGATGTGATACCTAATAACCCAGCAGGTAAATCATGGTTTGATGCAGAAAGCCAAATTGAATGGCCTGTTGTTGGTAAGTACTATTGGCAATTCTGCCTAAAGGTTAATAACAAACTATAATTGCTGCATGGCACAACGTGGTTTAGGGAAATACGGCAAGGACAGGATTAAAGAATCTCTTAACGCTACCTCTAAAGATGTTGGTGGTGCTAAGAGTAGTCGTGAAGAAGCATTTGATCCTTGGATTGCTGCCAGTCCTGGGTTTAACAACGCAGTTCCAGCAATGCTTGGTGTAAACACTAACGGAACAGACAGTACCCGTCTTTCCCACGCCCAGTATTTCTTTGACCCAGAAACGATGTCTGGTAACTTTTATGTAAAGTTCCGCCGTAGGGGTGACGAGTACGTGTATTCAGGAGTTCCACTTTATGCCGCTAGAAGAATCTATGATGCACTATCTAAGGGTAAATCCACGCCAGAATTAGAACAATTTGGTTATTACAAACATCAAGGTGGTGAGTCTGAATACTTTGCTCGTCAACCAGGAACACCTCTTGGAAGAAAGTTTATGTCTGGAATAGTTACACCACAGGATAACCAGCAGAAGACACTATTTGAGGCAGAGGGCAAGGAAGTAAATCCTGTACAGCGTAACCTGTACCAAGATCAACTTGGTCTAAACTGGGGAGAAATAGACTAGGGTAAGGTTACAACATGAATAAAATGAAAGGTCTTTTGTTCCTCTATTGGATCGCCCGTGACACTGGTGATTCTAATATTCCACACATCGCAATGGGTACGTGCCAAGAACTTGGTGGGTACTGGCGGAAGGGAAGAGGAATCCAACTTAGATTTGGTAAGTACTTATTTCAATTTGGTTTGTGCAAAAAGAATAAGATCCAAGATGAAACAGAAGGATTACTATTTGCTGTGGGTGGTCGTGAACTGGATACAACTGTGAAGGAAATCAAAACATGGGCATAAATGTTTTTAAAAAAGAAACAAAAAAGATTGAAAACCTTCCACCTACTAAGGCACAACAACGTGCTTCCAAGATGGAAACAAGTGGCTTATACACAACAATGGATAACACGATTATGTACTTAGGACAGGCATTTGATGCCTGGAGATATAAGTCAGCACCAGCCAGTGAAGTCAAAGATTGTCTAGAGGCATTACAGACTATTTGGGAAGAAATAGAGGCTAGAAAACAATGAGATCACCAGATGAACTTAAAATGGATCGCACGATTGCTTTGGCAAAGGATCTTGCAGTACGCACTCAGGCGTACCCACGCAATGGCCTATTAAAGAGGATTGATTACCGCCTAGTAGCAGAGACAGATGACATGCTTGATTTCCTTCTTCAAGTAGAGAAGTTTGTAGAAGAAGTAGAAGCCACTCGCCGTATGTACGCCCCAAATAACCCTGACCAATTATCGTTGTTCTAAATTGGGGTAGCCTAGTAGGGTATGTCGGATACCGTATTAGATCAAGAACAAGAGTTACTAGCAGAGGAAATAGTTGAGGAACTTGACGAAACCTCGGCTGAATTTGTTGACCAGTTAGTTACCAAACTTGTTCTTTTTACCGAACAGTTTTGCAATGTGCAATTGTTTCCGTACCAAATTCCAATTGCATATCGGATTATTGAATCTATTGTTTTAGGTGACGGTGAAGAACTAACCCTTGTTGCTACTCGTCAGTCTGGTAAGTCTGAAGTGCTTTCTAATGTTCTCGCTGCACAGATGGTTATCCTTCCTAAATTGGCTAAGGTTTACCCAACGTGGTTGTCTAAGTTTGAAAAAGGATTTTGGGTTGGTGTATTTGCTCCAACTGAAGATCAAGCAGACACTGTATTCAGTCGTATCGTAAGTCGGTTAACTAGTGACCATGCTCTTGAGTTTTTACTTGACCCAGAACTAGATGACAAAGCACAGTCTGGTGGTACTCGTGGTAAAGGAAAAATCATAACGATGAAGCGTTCTGGGTCGCTTTGCCGTATGCAGACTTGTAACCCAAAGGCAAAGATTGAATCAAAGACATATCACTTCGTGCTTATTGACGAGGCCCAAGAAGCAGATGAGTTTATGATTACTAAGTCAATCAAGCCGATGTTGGCGTTTAACAACGGAAGCATCATGCTTACTGGAACTGCTTCCCGTACCAAGTCTTATTTCTACAAGATGATCCAGTACAACAAGCGCCGTGCTACACAGGCTAGAAACATCAGAGATGCACACTTTGAGTACGACTGGAGAGTTGCGTCAAAGTACAACCCAAACTACGGAAAGTTTATTGCCAAAGAAAAACTCCGTATTGGTGAGGATTCTGATGAGTTCAGAATGTCCTACTGCAATCATTGGATGTTGGAAAAGGGAATGTTCGTAACTGAGGAACGGATGGAAAGACTCTACGACTCATCCATGCCTATGGTCAAACAGTGGTGGAGAACCCCAGTCGTGGTGGGTATTGACGTTGCCCGATCCAACGACTCCACCGTAGTGACCGTTTGCTGGGTGGACTGGGATCATCCAGATCCGTTTGGTTTTTATGAACACCGAATTCTTAACTGGTTGGAAATCAACGACCAGGAATGGGAACAGCAGTACTTCCAGATCATTGACTTCTTGCGTAACTACGATGTACTACGTATCGGGGTAGACGCACAAGGTGTTGGTGGGGCTGTAGCAGAACGTCTTAAAGTACTTCTTCCAAACATTGAAGTCTTACCAATTAGTTCGGACTCAAAAGCACAAAACGAACGATGGGTACACCTAACAGAATTAATCCAGCGAGAGCAGTTAGTAATCCCTGGACACTCTAAGGCTCGCCGTACCCGTAACTGGAAACGGTTTAACCAACAGATGAATGATCTTGAGAAGGTCTACCGTGGTCCGTACATGCTGGCAGAAGCGCCTGATGAAAAGGGAGCGTTTGATGACTACCCAGATTCACTAGCGATTGCTTGCTATATGACCGTTCAAGATGCAATGCCGACAATTCAAGTTGGAGAAAACCCGTTTTTCAATTAATGGTATTCTATGGACACCCCTATTTACTGAGGAGTCAATATGACAGTAGCACCAGCACCTATGTTCCCTGAGAAGTTTTCGCCAGTTTTTGAACGAAACTTTGCTCCAAGCATCCCTGGAAACAAAGGACCTCTTCGCTTTGAAGAAGGAATTGCAACAGACACAGACGTACCAAATGACTTTGGTCGTGGCGCATATGAGGACACTGCTCCATCGCCACTCCGTCAAAACCAGAACAACCCAGAAATGTTCTACAAGCATGCAGCAGACACGATGCGTGAACGAGCACACGTTGGCTCGGCATCGTGGGTAGAAGCACCTTCGGTACTTTCAGAGTTTGTTGAAGGCGCAATGGCAGGAGATGACATGCCTAAGTTTGAGTATTCATATAACTCAGGCATGCACATGAACCGACCAAACGTGACGGTAGTTACCGACTAATCATGGAAACTGGCGGTGGCAACGAAAGCGTTGACGCTGGCACAACTTCAGGACAAGGGGTTGACCCTTCTCCTGCGCTGACCTCAACCGATGATTTAAAAGAAGGTATTGCTCAATCGTATGGATTAACTCCATACGGTCAGTACACCCCTACCCTTTCATTTGGTCGTTCCGCCGCATTCCAAGGTTCTATCCCACGCTCTGAAAAAAAGAAAACATATGAGCATAGGCCACAGTATGTTCTTTCTTCTTTTGTAAAAAGAAATTTGAATGTCAATGTTTATCAACCTACTGGGTTTTCCGTGACTCGCCAGTTGCAAGCATCTGACGCTATGCAAGAAGAACAAACATCACGCCCAGACCCAAATGCTGATCCTATTGACTCGGTGTTTAGCAGGGGCAAGCCAATGCTTGATGGAAAAGTTAAAGATACTCCTCGCCCAGAAGAAGAAGGTCGCCTAGTTAAGGAAACCGATTTGCGCCGTAGAGCGATTCACGTTAGCAAGGGCCGCAAAGACGAAAACGATTTTGGACAGTAAAGGTAGAATAGGACATGGCTAAGAAACTACAAGTAACCCCAAAACTTCCAACATTACAAGATATTGCTAACTCAGTTAGTGAAACAGAATATCGCCAAGCAATTGCTCAACCTAAAAAGGTAATGGAAGATTGGGATAAGTTTAAAAAAAGCCGTGGTGGTGGCGCTGGTTTAACAATGATTAGTGACATTGACCCAGAAGCAAAATCAACTAACTTAAAGATTGCTAAAAACGCAAATCACCCAAGCGAACTTGTTAGGGCAACTCATCAAATGAGTATGTCTTTAGCAAACGCAGACACTAGTGGTGTATTTGAAGGGTGTCACGGTTGTAGAACACCAGAATGTACTGCGTTATGCAATTCTCATTCAGGACACTATGGAATGGAAAAAGGTACTGCAAATAGGGCAAAGCAAGTTCGTTCCGCTTATTGGGCAGAAAACCCACAGTTTGCTGGAGCACTTGCTGTAATTCAATCACGAAGAGGTGCTCGTGCTGCTCGTGAAATTGGAATGATACCTGCTATGCGTAGCAACATGTGGACAGACGTTCCTTGGCATAAAACAACTTTGGCTGGACCTTGGATTGCAGACTTTGAGGGTAAGGGAAGCACAGACTCAGAAGCAATTGGTCTTGCAAAAGATCACCCATTGATGACCCACATGAACTATACAAAAGAAAAGATGAACCGTGTTCTTCGCCCAGGAGAAAAAGAACCTGAAGCAGATGCACCATCAAACTATTATCTCACTGGAAGCATCAGTGAACAGACACCTACAAAGCGTGTACAGCAACGACACGATGCTGGGCTTACTACCCAAGCAGCATTGTGGTTAGGTAAAGATGAACCAAAACCAGAACGATGGGTAATGCAAGATCCACATGGTAATGAAGCAGAATTTCATCTTTACGATGCAGATAACACTGACGCTCGCATGCATGATGTTGCTCGTGGTTTTGCTGGAAAAACTGGTGGGTTGACTGTAAAACGCACAGCAGGATTGAAAACAATGGAAGGCGCTGCAACTGAATCAAGTTTTGTACGACCTGTTCGCCCTGACATTCCAGTTGGTCAACCTGGTGGTATTCCTAAGCAGTACGCATCTCCTGATGTTATACAACGCCAAAAGATTAAGGGAATTCTTGATAGTACACCGCAAGGTGCTTCAAGCCGTGTACGTAACCACATGAGTGGTCAACAATTCGGTGAGAGCGAGTGACAGATGACAGATGCATGGGCGATCATCATTGCGGCTGCTATACCCGTAGTCGGAACTGGAGTCGGTTTTCTTATAAGGGAATTCAAAAACTTCAGAATAGAAAATCGCCAAGACCACGCAAACGTAATGGTTGAACTTCGTAAAGTTCGCAGTGGTATTGATGCAGTGGCTGGTCGCTTAAACACACATATTGATTGGCACATGGATAAGGAAAAGAAATGAAACAACTTCAAAACATTCTTTTGCGTATTCTCGCAACATTTGCAGCGTCTGGATTAGGTGTGATTGGTGCTGGAACAATCGCTGGAGTTCCTCTTTACAAAGCAATTTTCATGGCTGGCATTGCTGGTGTTGCAACAGTAATTGAAGGTTTGTCACGTGCATTCCTTGACGATGGAAAACTATCACTTTCTGAAATAAATGAAGTGTTTAACAAAGTAGATAAAAAAACAAAGAAGGAACCAATTGAGTGAAGAAGTTAATCCTAATAGGAACTTTGTTCATCGCTGGCTGTGGGTATGACGGACATTACAGATATTCATGCCAAGATCCAGAAAACTGGGGTAGTGAAGAATGTGTTCCGCCAATATGCGAAGTAGATGGCGCTTGTACAGAAACATTACTTGGGTTCAACCCATCCTTAGAAGACTTGGTAAACCCTTCGTTAAACGAATTACTCCCAACAGAGGAAACAGTAGCCCCATGAAAAATAAACTAACCCCAGAAGACCTTGACGCACGGTTAAAGTTTGTAGTTGGCTGTGTTTTGGCAGGTGTGTTAACAATCACCACAATCGGGGTTCTTTACGCCCTTGTTTTTGTGACTCAGCCAATTGGCGCTCAGGCTGAAAATGATAAAATGTTCTTTAGTGTTCTTTCCTCAGTAGCGACATTCATTACTGGAACGTTGGCTGGTCTAATGATCTCAACGGGAAGAAACGCCAAAAACAACGAAACACCTAATAACGAGGAGACTGTATGAGTAAGAAAGTTGCTTGGGACTACATTGTTCCCGTGGTATTGCCAAAAGACCTTAAGGGAGTAACTCCTGGAAAGTTACCAGCAAACCTCCTTGTCCCTGCCGTAGGTGGCGGTAAACTGCACCACATTGCAGCAAAAGCATGGGCCGCAATGGTTGCTGCTGCTAAGGCTGATGGTATTGAACTCAAGCCGACTTCAGCAGGCGACACATATCGTGATTACGAAACCCAGAAAAAAGGCTTCCTCACTCGCTACCAACTTGAACCAATTCCAGGTCAAAGCACCAAAACATTTGAAGGCAAGACTTGGTATCTGAAAAAGGGTATGGCAATGTTGGCGACACCTGGTAAGTCCCAGCATAACCTCGGCATCGCCGTTGACGTTCATTCAGCATCAGAGCCTAAGCGTCTTAATTGGTTGATTGCCAACGTAAAGAAATTTGGCTTCTCGTGGGAAGTAGTTCCTAGTGAGCCTTGGCATCTTCGTTATGTCTGTGGTGACAATATGCCAGAGGCTGTCGCTTCCTTTCAAGGATAATTGACAAACCTACTTAGGTAGGCTACGCTACACAACCTAACTACAAAAGGGTGGTAGCATGAAAGTACATGACATTGATCGTATTATCTATTACCTCGGAAAGGTCTTTGTTGGGCCTGCCGATGCTGAAGAACTATTTAGGGTAATAGAAGTGCTTCAAAAAGAACGGCAAAAGTTGGAGAAAAAGAATGTCAAAAAATAGTCTTTTAAATGAACTTAAAGCAGGTTCTCCCCCATTAAAACAATGTGGGGTTGAGAAGATTCGTAGCGGTATGACCGAAGAAGAACGAGCAGCACTTGATGACGCATTTGAAAAAATACGTGATAAAAATTCATCACCACGTTCAATTCAAACTAGTGGTTATACCTATAAATGGTTAACTGACTTGCTTAAAAAACATGGGCATGACATAACATTCCGAATGGTCGAAAAACATAGTAGAAAGATGTGTGGTTGCGATGTCCATTAAAGAAGAACTAGTTGCAGGACCTCAAAGTCCTAAAGAAGTACTCGGTAAATTAGCAGATTTATTTGCTCGTCAAGGTATTGACGTAGATGAGATTGGTCAAATACAACGAGTATCTCTTTACCAGTCACTTACTAAAAACGAAGAAGGTGAAGCAGAAATCCATGACCTTGCTGGTGTGCAATTTAAGTTCTCACCTAAGTGGGAGTCTGGTCCTGAATGGCCTGTTGTGCAACAAGGTCCTGCTATCAAACTACCAACACCAAAAGTATCTAAGAAGAAAGCAACAGGATTTAAAACCTGTGTAGTTCCACCAGATATTCAGATTGGTTACTACCGCAATCGTGAAGGTAACTTAGAAGCAACACATGACGAAAAGGCTCTTGATATTTGCATCAAGATTGTAGAAGACCTACAGCCAGAAGTTATTGCTCTCGTTGGTGACAACCTTGACCTTCCTGAAATGGGTAAGTATGTGACGTACCCTGCATATGCACAAACTACACAAGCATCAATTGATCGTGCGACTTTGTTCTGCGCTCAACTTCGTGCTGCTGCTCCAAATGCGAAGATCATCTGGCTTGCTGGTAACCACGAAGAGCGTATGCCTAAGTACCTTGTACAAAACGCAGGTGCTGCTTATGGTCTTCGCAAGGGAAACACCCCAGAATCATGGCCTGTTCTTTCAGTCCCGTATCTCTGCCGTATGGATGAATTTGGGATTGAGTACAAGCCAGGTTACCCAGCATCAGACTATTGGGTCAATGAAAAACTTCGTATCATTCACGGTGACCGTGTTAAGTCATCAGGTTCAACCGCACACGTTTACTTAAACAATGAGAAGACCAGCGTAATCTACGGACACATTCATCGCATTGAGACAGCGTTTAAAACACGTGAAGACTTTGATGGTCCACGCACCATCATGGCTGCTTCTCCTGGTTGCCTTGCTCGTATTGACGGTGCTATCCCATCCACTAGAGGTGGTGTGGATCTTGATGGTCGCCCATTAACTCGTCACGAGAATTGGCAGCAAGGTATCGGTGTTGTCACTTATGAGGATGACGGAAATCACAGGTTCGCATACGATGTTATTCCCATTTACAACGGTTGGGCGTTGTATCATGGGAAGGAATTCATCGCTGAGTAGCCATGACTACTATTGTCGCTGTACAAGGTGATGGGTTCGCAGTCGTCTGCGTGGACTCTCGTATCTCGTCTATTGACGGGGGCATTGCTACGCAAATAGGAACTCTTCGTGAGGGAAGTAGCAAGGTATCAACTAATGGAAAATATTTACTCGGTGCTGCTGGAGATGTACGGGCCATCAACATTCTCCATCATGTGTTCCAACCGCCAACACCACCACCAAACCTTAAAGGGAAGAAACTTGACCAGTTCTTTACGGCGAAGTTTATCCCGTCACTCAGAGAATGCTTTGATGCACAAGGCTACTCAATCCCAGACCTCAACGAAAACAAACAGCACATTGCTGAACAAGGGTCGTTAATACTTGTAGTCATTAACGGCACAATCTATATTGTTGACGGTGACTACGCTTGGGCTTCTGAGTCCAGTGGGCTATACGTAATTGGGTCTGGCGGAGAGTACGCATTAGGGGCTATGCATGTACTTACGCACAATAAGAAACTAACTGTGCAACAGGCTAAAAACCATGCGCTGAAGGCTCTCGCCGTTAGTGCTAGGTTTGATCCTCATACGGGACCCCCGTATCACACGTACATTCAGGAGTACGAACAAAACAAAACCCGTAAGCCTGTATAATCGGGTATCCCCTATTAAGGAGTTAACATGAATCAAGCAAAAGTAGAAACAGCAGACGCAGCAATTAAGGGCGCAGTATTGGGTGTGCTTACCTATGTAGGAGCCAAGTTGGACTTGACCCCAGAGGTAATCGCACTCGCATTGCCTGCGGCAGCAGCACTTGTCTCGGTTGTATCAACCAAGATTGGTCCAAAGAACACGGCTCTTCTTTTGAGCGTGGCAACTAAAGCCCTAGAAGCAGCACCTGTTGCTAAGAAGGCTCCAGCCAAAAAAGCCGCACCAGCAAAAAAGAAGTAATATCTTAGTATTCTTCTTTTTAGAAAAGGTGTAACGAATGCCTGTTGATTTTTGGTCCCCGTCTTATAGGGCGGCATCTAGTGACTTAACCGTAGCGATTAGTCCACTTGGGTTGGTTGAACTTGCTGACGAAGAGTTTGAAGTTCACGGACCAAGACTCAACAGGTATGCGGCTGCATGGGCTTGGTATCTAGGACACCACTGGTCGCACCGCCGTGAGATGGGTGACAACAACGTCACCATGAACTACGTGAAAACCATGTCGGATTTCATTACAAACTTTTGTTTTGGTAAAGGTATTCAGTTTAAAGTACCTGAAGAAAACGAAGCAATCATTCCTCGCTTGTTACATGAAGTATGGGATAACCATAACAACAAGCATTATTTGCTTTGGGAAATGGGACAACTTGCATCAGTAACTGGTGACGTATTTGTCAAAGTTGCGTACGATGAACCGTACCAAGATGCAGTTGGGATGATGCACCCAGGCCGTATTCGCATTCTCCCATTGAACCCAGCACATTGTTTCCCTGAATATCACCCACATGACCGTGAACGGTTAATGCGGTTTAAACTTAAGTATCGCTTCTGGGGAACATCACCAGAAGGAACTCGTCAGGTTTATACTTTTACAGAAATCCTTACGGATGGAAATGTTCAGCAATTTATTAACGATGAACTAATTGATGAGTACCCAAACCCAATTGGTCAAGTTCCTATTGTTCACATTCCGAACATTACAATAACTTCGTCACCTTGGGGTCAGTCAGACATTTGGGACATTATCCAATTGAACCGTGAACTCAATGAAAAGATGACTGAAATCTCAGACATCATTAACTACCATGCTGCCCCAGTAACCATCATTACTGGCGCTAAGGCTTCACAACTAGAGCGTGGTCCTAAAAAGGTATGGGCTGGTCTTCCTAAAGAAGCACAAGTATTTAACCTTGAATCCCGTGGTGAAATGGCTGGTGCTATTGAGTACGTTCAGATGATTAAGCGAGCCATGCATGAAATCACTGGTGTACCTGAGACTGCACTTGGGCAATTCCAACCAGTGTCAAACACATCGGGTGTTGCTTTGGCTATTCAATACCAGCCTTTGATGAACCGTTATCAAATGAAGAAGATCCATTTTACTAAGGGTCTTGAGAAACTTAATGAGGTAATCATTAAGACTGCTGCGGTATTTGTTCCAGAACTGTTGATGTATGACCCATCTCAAACAGCACAGCCTGAGCCTGAGATGTTGACACAGTTGGACCCTAACGACCCAAACACATACAAGACAACAATCCACTGGCCTGAACCGCTACCTGTTGATGCCCTTATCAAACTTAATGAAGTTCAATCTAAAATGGCTCTTGGTATTGAGTCCAAACGTGGGGCATTGAAGTTGTTGGGCGAAGAATTCCCGAACGAAAAGATGATTGAAATCTTTGAAGAACTCAGAGATGATGCTATTGACCAAGGAGCACTTGACATGCTTCGTGCTCAGATTGGTCAAGCAGTAATGATGGCTACAGGATTACTTCCAACTGGTGGAGGCGGCTTAGAGCAGACCTCTGCTGGAGGTGATAATGTAACTAGCGCAGGAAGCCCCGAAGGGGGTGGAGTGCTTCCAGGAACTGCTGTACCACCAGTAGAAATGGAATTGATGAACCAGATGACTAGCAGGGCATATGGTGCGAGGTTCGCCCAACGCCGTATCCCTGATGAAGACAAATAATACGTATTAATAACACAAGTCAATATTTGCTAAACAACACTTAGGAGAAAATCATGGCAAAAGGTAATGACGAAATTGTCATCCCTGTGGAGGCTACAGAAGCCTTCCATGCGGAGGCAAACATAGTTGCCCCAAAGGGCAAAGTCTTCACTGAAGACGAAGTAGAAAACATCCGTAAGCAAGAGAAAGACAAACTCTACAAGCGTATTGAAGAAGCGGAAAACCGCTACAAGACGATGGAAGAGCAAGTAACTTCACTCGCCCAAGACCGTGAGAAGGCTATCCGTGAGGCGCAGGAAATTGCCCGTAAGGAAGAAGAAATCCGCCGTCAACGTGAGTTTGATGAACTTAGTGCTAAAGAACTTCTCAAGCGAACAGAGGATGAATTCAATGTCAAGATTAAGAATGTTGATGCAGAATGGCAGAGTCGCTTTGCTCAGATTGAAGCAGAACGCCAAGCGCAGTCTGCCCTTCTAGATAAAGAGCGCCAGTTGCGTGAGGTTGAAACCTACCGCCAGCGCCGTGTACACGAGTCTCAAGATGAGATCATTCCAGAACTGATTGATCTCGTAGCAGGAAACACGCCAGAAGAGATTGAAGCATCAGTGGAAATCCTTCGTCAGCGCAGTGCTGCTATCATTGAGAGTATCCAACAAGCGACTCAACCGAGTCGTGTTAAAGGTGTGTCGGTAACGGCTCCATCTGTTGGGCCAATGGAAACTCAAACGGAATACCAAACATTGAATGCGGAGGATATCCGAAACATGACAATGGACCAGTATGTTAAAATGCGAGACAGGCTTTTAAGTTCACGACCTAAAGGTCGTTTTTAAATAATCTATCCATAGTCACTTAAGGAGACATCATGGCATTCCCAGCACCAGCAGGCGGTGCGATTACTGCAACAGCGAACATTAGTTCAACTGGTTACAGTAGCGACACCGCTCTATCCCCAGCAATTCAAACTATCTGGTCCAAGGAAATCTTGTTCCAGGCAATGCCTGTTCTGCGCTTTGAACAGTTTGCAGTGAAGAAGACCGAACTTGGCGTACAGCCTGGTTTGACCATCAACTTCATGCGTTACAGCAACCTTGCAGTAGATCAGACCGAAGGAGCAACCCTTGATGAAGGTGTGCGTATGGAGCCAGTTGCTCTGTCAGCATCACAGATTCAAATCACCGTTGGTGAACAAGGTCAGGCTCTTGCAGTTACTGAGTTGCTCCTTAACGCATCATTTGATGACGTTATGGCATCGTCAAGCCGCTTGCTTGGTCGTCACATGGCACAGTCTATGGACATTCAGGCTCGCAACACCTTGTACAAGACCGCAATCCCATTCGGTGGCGGTGCAGCAGTACCACCAAACGTAGTGTTTGGTCGCAAGACACTTGGTTCAACTCGTGGTTCAATCGCCCCATACGATGGTGGTGTATTGGGTGACGCAAGCAACCCAGGCTACCTCTCACCTGCAACCATTAAGGATGCAGTTGAAATTCTTGCTGGTCAGAACATCCCACGTCTTGGCGACACTTATGTTTGCTTCGTTCACCCATCACAGAGCCGTGCGCTCCGTGACTGGCCTGAATTCATTGAAGTAACCAAGTACGCTGCACCTGGCAACTTCATGCTTGGTGAAATTGGTCGTCTGTATGACGTAGTATTCATTGAAACCACACAGGTTGCAAAGAACACAGGTCCAGCAGACATTGACAACTCAGCATCGGGTACGCAAGCAATGAACGCAGACTCGTACAACGCAATCATGATTGGAGACAACGCATTTGGACATGCAATTGCATTGCCAGTTGAACTCCGTGACGGTGGCGTAATTGACTTCGGTCGTGAGCATGGACTTGCTTGGTACGCAATTTGGGGCTTCGGCATGATCACGCATGAATCACGTGTATTGTTGAACACCAAGGGCGGATCAATTTCCTCCTCGTAATTAAGTCAACTAGTATTGGGGGGTCGGGGTAAAACCCGACTCCCCCAACCCCTTTCAATTGGAGAATAAAATGGCAGCACGTAAGAAATCAGTAGTTCAAGAATTTGTAGAGCAAGAAGAAGATGTTCTTTTTGTTTCGGAAATCCCTGATACAGAAGTAAAAGAAACCTCATTAAAGAGCAGTGAAGTTAGCGCTCGTGTTAAAGGTTCTTGGACAATGTTTTGGGGTCAAGACACTTGGATCTTTAATGACGGTCATCGTTATAAACTTCCTCGTGGATTGTTTGAATACCTAAAGAAGAACGGCAACATCTACGACACCCTCTGAGGTTTAAATGGCTGGATTTACAGTACCTAATGCAAGCGAGTACGGAGTAACAATCCAGAGCCTTGATCAAGCAGAACCAGATTCTCTTGATTTTAAAATCCTTGGTAATCACAACTACGGTGTACTTTCTGGTGCAGACATTACTGTCTATTCAGCAGACAACGGTTCTGCTGCGTTAACTGCTTCATATGTTTATGTAAATAATCATTACGGGTATGTGTCAGCAAGCACCGTAGTTTTTGATGCCCCTGAAGCAGATGCAAGATTTGACATACTTGTTGTAACCCGTATTGATGCAAACACTTTCCAATATGGTGTAGTTAAAGGAACGGCTAGTTCAACTAACCCAATCTTCCCAACACTTTCATCTAGCCAACTTCCTTTGTATGCAATCTACAGGAAGTCTGGTTTAACACTTAATACATTGAGTGTTGTTGATAAGCGCATGTTCTTAAACATGGCACATAGAACTGGTACTGGTATCCCATCTGAAGCAGCAGATCAAGGTGACTTGTACATTCGTACAGGTACAGCACCTGCAACTGAACAATCATCGTTATACGTATACGTAGATAGCGCTTGGCAAAACCTTGCTAAGTATGAAGGAGTACGTGAAGATCCACTTCACCCATTTTTGTTTGCAGGTATCTAATGGCTGAAAGAGAGCCTTACGTATCAGAGTTACCTAAACCTGCTGGTTCTGTATTAGACATTACAAAAATTCGTAGAGTTCACATTCCACGTTTTCGTGAACAACAACCTGCGATTGGTCAAGACTTGCAGAAGACAGTTCCTGGCACAGGCTCTGCGGATCAATAGTAAACTTTATCTATGTACGCTAACTACACCCAAGAGACAATGGATAAGATTACGAGAATTGCTCGTACGTTCCTTCGTGATTACCCTAAATTCTTCCAAGTATCTTTTGATGCCATTGGGCGTACTTACGAACTAGGTAGCCCAAACATCCAGGCTGAAAGCCTATGGGTGGCTACATATACATCAGGAAATGACCCTGTAGAAGTTACCTCAAATACTAGTGCATCAACCTATTATTCGTTAGATGAGCGTAACGGTATTCTTCGTTTTAACCGCTCACTTCCAGCAAATACAAAGGTAATGGTTGAAGGGTATTACTTTGAATGGGTACTCCCTAAAGACCTTGAGTATTTTGCTGCACATGCTATTGAGCAGCACACCTACAACATTGATGTTCACTTAGAGAACTTTACGCCAATTATTTATGACACCATTGGAATGGCTACTGTGGTTGAAACCTTATGGGGTTTGCTTACTGAATACAGCCGTGACATTGACGTAACGACTTCAGAGTCCGTGCATATCCCTGCCAGCCAGCGTTTCCGAATGGTTCAATCCATGTTGGATTATTGGACCCGTAACTATCAGCAGCAGGCTCGTGCTCTAAACATCGGTCTTGAGCGTATTGAGATCATGAATCTTCGCCGTGTATCTCGCACAACTGGATACCTTGTACCTATCTACCGTGCTCGTGAACTTGGCGACATGAACCCACTTGAGCGTCAATGGCCTGAAATTAATCATGGAGATATTGTTATTGAAGATACTCAAGAACCTATGCGTGAAAACGTATACCTTGAACTAGAACCTCCACAGGGGAATTCAACCGCAGCAGTCGTTGGCTGGTAACTCATGGACTCCCGTAGAGAACTTGGGCAAATACGAAAGCATTATCGGCAATACCACCGCCATGTAGGTGAGCACATCACCTGGTTTGAGTTTATTGACTTTGAATCTGGAAGCACTATTGACGATATCTATGACGAAGGAAATGCTGGGGCAGGTGGAAAGACTTACGCAAAAGGGATAACCCTTCCTGTACTTATGGTTACAGAAACTGAAGACACCAAGAGAGCAATCCCTGAAGGTCGCCAGCCTGTTCAAATTGTAAACGCCGTATTGTCTATTCAAGATGCTCGTGATGCTGGTCTAACTAATCCATTTGAATACCAAAACCATTTAAATGACATGTTCTTTTATGATGGTCGTTATTACGCAGTGTCAATGTACCGAGTTCGTGGTCGTGCAACTGACGATGTACTAATCGTTGTTGAAGGCATTGAAGTTTATATTGATCAAGAAATGCCTTTTGATCCAGGTCCAGAGGAGATGTCAGTCAATGATCTTCCTTGGCCTTCAACACTCCCTACATTCCTGGTAAACTAATAAAGCATGCCGTGCGGCATGCAAACATCGCCTAGAACTAAGGAGTGCCTATGGCTGGCAAACCTAAAACCAAGATTAACCTTAGTTCTGCTACGCATAAGTACGTTCAGGGAACCGCTTCACCCATTGCTTTTTACGGTGATTTAATGCTAAATCTAGAAGAATACTTAGGCGAGATTGTAAACCGAGCAGTTGAGGCTGAAGTCAAGGTAGCCAAAGAAGCCTTGATTACCGATGAAGCCCAGTATGCTGAATTAGTAAATGACTTTAATATCACTTACAACAAATCAGATAAAACCTTTTCCTATAAGGTAACTGGAGAATCTAGACAAAAAGCCACGGCTTTAGAGTTTGGCCCCCCTGCTAGGTCAATACTGCGTAAACAATGCATTCAAGGTGCTGCCCGTTTGACCAAGCGCATCAACAAAGACCTAGATAAACTCACAGGAACAAACGGCGGAATATGAGAACTGGTTTTCTCCTTGCCGAAGACGAGGCTATTAAACTTCGTTTTAGTGGCTTATACGTAACCGATGATCGTAATGCTCGCCGCCCAGTAAAGGTTTTCTTCCGATACCCAGAAGGGGAAACAGAGCGAGAATATCCATTTGTCACTATTGAACTTATTGACGTTCTTCACGCTACCGAGCGTCAGCATTCTGATGTCCTTATCTACGCAGACACCACAGAAAGCGACATGTTCGTAGACCACCCAGCATTCTTTGACTACTGGCCTAGCGAGGCTGATCACATTTCAGCAAGTGCTACCTCTGCATCGGCTGGGCAGTTTGTTATAGCAGATGATTTTATCCCCGTAGACTTACTCTACCAGGTGTCTATTTATTCACGTTCTGCCCTACATGACCGTCAGTTATCTGCTGGGATCATGTCTAGGGTTGCCCCATTTCGTTGGAACTCTATCCAAATACAAGCAGACAATACGGTTCGCCGTTTTGACCTACTTGACTGGACCAACGCAGACTTACTGGATATGGAGTCGGGTTACCGAAAGCGCATATTCCGTAAGGTATTAACTCTCAAGATGTCAGCAGAGATCACGCATCTAACGCTTGATCAACTGCAAGGAACTCAATCCGTGCAAGAAATTAGTAGTACAATTATCCCTCAGACCTATGTTTTTAACCCGTAAGTTTTTTTAATTCCCTCTAACTTTTAGGAGCAATAATGGCATACGAACGCCCAGGAGTATACGTACAGGAAGGTACGTTTGCAACTAACATTCAAACAACCAACGGACCAACTGCTGCTGCATTTGTTGGTCTTGCAGACCGTGGTCCGACCACCCCAACACTGATTACGTCATGGAACCAGTACACAAGTTTGTTCGGTGATTTGAGCAATGCCTATGATCTAGGTTACGCCGTTTACCACTACTTCGCTAACGGTGGTCAAACTGCATACGTTACTCGTGTTATTGACGCAACCGCAACAATTGCACAGAGTGCATTGACTGCCACGCCAACTGGTGGAAGTCTTGGAAACCTTGTTCTGTTGGTAACTAAATCAGCAGGTTCATGGGGTAACGACCTAACTGTTGATTACACCTTTGATCCAGAAACATTAACTACCCCAGAAACAACCCCAAAGGTCACCAAGGATTCGTTGTTTACCCTTACTGTAAAGTTGAACAGTGTTGAAGTAGAACGCTGGAACAACCTGTCCGTTGATCCAGAAAATGTTCGGTACATTGATACAGTTCTTGATCTTTACTCATCATACGTAAGTGCATCAACAGTAGCAACTGTTGCTGCTGGAGCCGCCCTTACCGTAACTGGGATTGCTGCTAACGACTATGTTGCAACAACATCCTTTACAAACGGTTCTGAGGGTGGAGGCGCAATTGACGCAACTGACTGGGAAAACGCTGTTGAGTCTCATGAAACAATTACATCTGGACTATTGTTTAACTTGGTGGGTCAAACCTCATCAACAATTATTAACAATGCCATTACGGTAATGCAAACACGTGGAAACTCAATGCTTATTGTTGACACCCCACTTACCGCTACAACAGCAGACCAATTGCAGAGTGCTGTATCGGGATACACCAAGTCAAGTTACGCAGCAGTTTACGGACCAGCACTTAAGATGTTTGATCCTAAGAAGACTGGTGCTGCTGCAATCCGCAACACCTATGCTGGTGGTGCAGTAGTTGGTGCAATGGTTCGCTCAGAGATCGCCCGTGGTGTTTCAAAAGCACCTGCTGGTTACTCATTGGACATCCGTAACGTATACGGTCTTGTTGGAAACCTCACCGAGACTCAGCAAGGAACTGTTTACAAGGAAAGTCAAATTAACTTGTTTAACGTAGTACCTGGTGTTGGTGTAATCATCAATGGTTCACGTACACTTGCCCGTAACACTTCTGAAAAGTACATCACGGTTCGCCGTTCGTTGAACTACCTTAAGGATGCTGTTAAGGCTAAGACACAGTTTGCTTTGTTTGAGCCAAACGATCAGCGTTTGTGGTCAGACATCACTGTTCGTGTTTCGGCTCTTCTTACCACCTTCTGGGGAACTGGGGGTCTTAAAGGTAAGACGACTAGCGAAGCATTCTACGTAATCTGTAACTCAACAAACAACACGCAAGCAGATATTGAAGACGGAAAAGTAAACGTAACTATCGGAGTCGCTTTGCAGTCTCCTGCTGAATTCATTGTAATTACTATCAGTCAGTGGACTGGTGGTTCATCCGTAACTACTAACGCCTAGGAGAAATCATGGCATTACAAGCAAAAACAACACGCACTGATCCACTACGTAACTTTAAGTTCACTGTTAACTTTGTTCCGTTGGATGACCGACTCAAGCAGTTGGTAACTGGCATTGGTGACCTAGGATTCGCTTCAATGGGCGGTCTTGCCGTTAACAACGAAGTAATCCCTTACCGTGAGGGTGGTATGAATACACACACCCACAAGATGATCGGTCTTACTGACTTCCCACCAGTATCATTTGCACGAGGTGCGTTTGCTAACCAAGATGCTCTTTGGAAATGGCAAAAGTTCATGCATGCATGGGTTAGCGGTGGTGTAGGTGGATTTGATGGCGGATCAATTGGTGATGACGCTAATTACCGTTGCAACATCATTGTAAAGATTTACGATCACCCATTTACTGGTCAAGTACAAGGTGGAGACACCAACTACTCGTACGACAGTGGCGATGGTGGCTCAGTAAACATTAAGCCAGGAAACGTAAAGTTGGCTTACAAATTGTTCAACGCATGGCCTGGAACGTATGCACTTAGCGATCTCAACGCTGGTGACAACGGAATCATGGTACAGTCAATGGTTATGCACCACGAAGGTTTCCATGTTGCATGGAAGCAAGATGAGATTGCAAATATTGACGCATATAACTAAATAACATATTTAATAACTAGGAGAATAAATGTCTACACAATCGGAAGCAGCAGCAGTAAACGCCGCAATGACGGACCCAGTTCCACGGATTGAGAACGCCCCTGAAACGACCATTGAGTTGTTCAGGGGTGTTCAAAACCCTGAAACTAAGGAGTGGGAAACACTCGCTACAGTAAAAGAACTTACTGGTGAAGACGAGGAAGCCCTTGCTTCAATGGAGTCCGATGATGACTACTTGTACGCTAAGTACATGTCAGCATTGCTTAAGCGCAGTGTTGCCAGTATCGGAAACATCAAAATTGAAGATAACCCATCGGTTATTGACAACCTAATTATTGGTGACCGAGACATGCTGTTCTTGGCTACGGTGAAAGCAACGTACGGTGAAAACCGTGAGTATCAAATGTTTTGCCCACACTGTGAAAAGTCAAACGATGTCCATATCAATGTCTCTGAATTCCCAATTAAACAAGGATCAAATTCAACGCATGACGGTGTAACAATTGTTATGCGTGATGGGACATCACAAAGTTTCCGATTGGTTTCTGGTGCAGATACACAATATGTAAGCGTTAAGGCTAAGACAGTACCTGAGCAAAATACCATTCTTATTTCCCGTTGTGCCGTTTGGGAAGACGGTAACAAGCCAGCAAACCCATTGGCTTGGGCAAAAAAGTTAGGTATGAAGGACCGAGCAAAGATTATTGAAGCCCTATTAGAAGCACAACCTGGCCCAGAAATCAAGGAGGTGGAAGCCCACTGCGCCCATTGCGAAAAGCAATTCCCTGTAATGCTCAACTGGGCCTCACTTCTATTCGGCTAATTTAGTAGTAACATATTGGGAATACGATTCAATTGCATCTGTCTACAAGGGCTTCTCGCTCAACGATATAAAAACGATGACTGTAAGACAAAGAACTTACTGGTCAGCAATGAGTAGATGGCGTAAACAGGAGTCGTAATGGCTGAAAATGATTTAACTGGAGGGCGAGGGTCAATCCCACGAGGCAGCGCTGCTGCCGATATTCGTGCTCGCTTTAAAATAGACAACCAATCTTTAAAGGAAATGTCTACAAACGTAAAAGATATCAAATCGTCTTTTATGTATTTGAATCAAAACCTTTCTTCAATTAACACTAAGTTAGATACTACTTACAGAACACTTGCCAAGATTGCAGGACTAAACCTTTCAAACCTTTCAGGTGGTGCTGCTGCTGGTGGGGGTAAGACTCAATACAGTGCTGCTGTAAACCCATTTCTAAACAACACCAGCGCAAACGCAATCTCTGCTCCACAAATTTATGCTCCACGAAATACGTTTGTACTTCCATCTCCAACAGCCCCTAGTGGTGGTGGATACGGTGGAGTAGATGATGGACCAGTGCGTGGTTCTGGAGCATTTGCTGGGCTAACCCAAATACTATCAACAGCACTACAAGCAATGGATACTCGTGCCAACTCTGGTTATGCAAAAGCACAGAGTGCTGACAAGTTAGGTGTTTATTATCAGCAAGTGATGGGTATTAGTCAACAGCAATACCAATCCCAAGTTCGCCAACCAATGACTGGAAGAATGCTTGGTGAAGGTGGAATTAACACACTACTTGCGTTGCAAGCACAAACTGGTATTAACGCCCAACAAAACGTGGCTGGAGTTGAAGGTCTTCGTGCGTTGTCTGGGTTCTCACTAAGCACAGGTGACATTGCAGGTATGGCTCAAAACCTTGGCTCTGCACAAACCAACAACCGAATGACCATGATGCTTGGTACTGGTCTTTATGGGCCTGGTGGCAAACAGCGTTCAATAGACCAAGTTGTAAAAGACATTGCAAGAAACTCTGGTCTGCTTTCTAACCCTACGTTAGTTAAAGGCGCAAGGCAAAGTGGTTCGGTAACCCGTACTCGTTTGTCTGCAATGGGTGTTAGTGAAGACATTCAAAACTTGGTATTTGATTATGCTGAAGGAAATAACACCTACCGCAGTAAGGGTGGAAAAGGTGATTACGACCCATCAAGCGCCGCCCAACGTAAGTTGATGGGCATTGAGGATAACTTTGCTACTCAAGCAGAGAAGACCACAATGGTTAAAGATAAGCGTGATGAGCAGTTTTATAAAGATCAGGCTGATAACTACGCCAAAATGGAAAAGGGTATTCAAGCAACAACAAAAGCATTGGCAGATTTTGAACACAAACTCCGTGGAATAATTGGTGTTGGAATTAGTACTAAAGGTGGACTAGCACGAAAAGGACTTGGCGCTGCCATGATGCTTGGTGGTGGTATTGCTTCAATGACTGGTGCTGGCGCAGCATTTGGTGTCCCACTAATGATGCTTGGTGGACAACTGGCTATGGGTGACGGAAGCATGCCTGCTGGTGACACGATGGTTCCAACATATGGAAAGAGCCGAATCTCGTTTAGCCAAATGCAAAATAGCAGTACTGTACGTGGTTTGAATTCTAAGTTTAGGGATCGTTTGTTCCAAATGATCGCAGACAACCCAAACGTAGGTATTGGTCAAGGTTCTCGTTCTGAATCAGAACAGCGTCAATTGTTCTTGTCACGATACAAGAAAGACCCTAACGGTGAAGTTAATTGGGAAGGTGAAAACTGGAAGCGTGTATCTGGTGCTCCTGCAACTCCCCCAGGACACTCTATGCACGAAATTGGTCTTGCTGCTGACCTTGTAGGTGATCTTGATTGGGTACAAGAAAATGCTGGAAGATACGGTCTTAAAACATTTGCTGGTGTAAACGGTGAACCTTGGCACGTACAACCAGCAGAACTTCCTAACTCACGATTTGATTATGAAAAAGGTGGCGCTCAATGGGGTATGCCTGCTGGTTCTTCTCGTGGTGCTGTAGCAATAGATAACGCTACAGGACAACCAATTGGTTCTGATGTTGTTGGAGATAAATACCAATCACAAAGCGTTTCAAACAAGCCAACAACGTATGATGCATATCAAGGGCTTGGTACTGTTGAGCAAATGAGTGTTCTCCAAAGCAGAAACCAAGTAACTAGTGTTAGTACTAAGTACTCAAAGTATTCTGGGAATACTAATGTTGATTCAACATTACAAACTAACCAAACAAGTTATACCCTTTCTGCTGGATCAATGAAGGGAGAAGACCTTGCAAAACTCTTGTATAAGAGAGGGTTCCGTGGCGATCATCTAGTAAACATGCTTGCTATTGCTGGTCGTGAATCCAATTGGAAGCCAAGAGCACACAACGGAAAACCACCAGATAACTCATATGGTCTTTTCCAAATCAACATGCTTGGAAAACTTGGACCTGATCGTCTAAAGAAATTTAATATTAGCAAATACGAAGATTTGTTTGACCCAGAAACAAACGTAAAAGCAGCATGGATTCTTAGTGGTGGTGTTAGTAAGAACCTAGCGCCTTGGGGTATTAAGGGTGATGCTTTAGCAAAAACTGGTGATTGGATGCCACGAGCACAGGCTGCCGCAAAATCTGCTGGTGTGGATAAAGGCGACCCTATGCCAATGGGAGCACCAACTCGTTCTGGTTCAACCAGTGTTGCAGTAGGTGGAGATACCCACATAAGTATTGCCCCAGTAATTAACTTAACTGGTGGTGGTGGTTCGGAAAGGGATGCACGTAAGTTGTCTGAATACATCATCAAGATGGTTGAAACGGAACTTAAAAAACAAGCAATGAGGACTAACTAATGTCTGACAATCAAAAAGCAATTGATGCACAAGCAGCACGTTGGGCATCCATCGCTGCAAAAGCACAAGGTAAAGGCCCTGCCGCAATTAAGGCTGCTGGTAAGGTCACATCACCATCGCCACCACCCTCTGCTGGTGTTAAAAGTGATATCAAATGGGGAGAACAGGCTACTGAAGATACACAATATTCAAAGAAAAATCCCCCATTCATATACCCAACACCAGCAGAGCGTATTGCTACCTTAAATGACAGTAATACAGACTCAACAAAACTTGGAATTAAACGTGGGTATATTCGTAGACTTACTGAGTACTACAACCATGTCAAAGGTTCTCCAACCTTAGACACCTTGCGTTGCAACTTTCAATTCAACCCACAAACAATTAGTCGCAGTGTTCAAGCAAACTACGACATGCAGTTCTTTTTTAACCAAAGCCCAGACCAACTTGCTCAACCTATTCCTGGTCAATCAACATTCTCAATTGAATTGCTATTTAACCGTGAAGCAGAAGTTGCTACAAATATGTACCGTGGGGAAGATGGGAAGTTACTTAAAGGTAATTCTTACGAAACAAGTAACATTGCAACTAATCCAGCAGCCTACATTACAGAACAGTATGATCCAAAATGGGTTACAGAAATAGGTGTTCTTGCAGACCTTAAAATTCTTGATGACATTATTGGTCAAGGTATAGCACAAGACTTAATTGAAAATGCATCAGCATTTAAAACTACCTCAACTGGTAATAGCACTACAGGAAAAGATGAAACAGATACATCAAGCACTGATGCTGCGTCAGGATTTAATTCTGCAAAATTAGGACCGTTTGCTTCAAACATGGGTAACAAGGCGTTCTTGGTTCCAACACCTATTCGTTTATTGATATCTGAATTGTTTATGATTGAAGGCTTTGTAATGAGTAGCCAGGTCGTATTTAACAAGTTCACACCAAACATGGTTCCTACTCAGGCTCTTGTAGGTTTGCAAATACAAGCACTGTACTTTGGCTTTGCCCAAAAGAATACGTTCTTGTCAACACTGGATGTTTCATCAGACCCAGGGACTGGTGCTCCAGTTGTTACTGGGACACAGACAGCAGCAGACAAAGCAATTGTTGCCCAAACCCAACAAGGAATGGAAAACTTCTTTAGAACAGTTTATTGGCAAGAAGGAAAAAATGGACCTAGAAGTCTGATTGACTCAATCTTTAACAATGCAAAGAATGACCAAATCTTTAACTTCACTTCTGAAGTTTCACAAAAAGGACATGACTTCTACCAAGCAGCAACTGCAAAAGGTAAAACTGGTGGTGGATTATCAATTACTTTTTCTGGAAGAATAAAGATTTGGTGGCATTCTTACGTAGATGGTGCTTCAAACTCTAGGTCAACAATTCCAACAAGTGCTGGTGGTAGTTGGACATACAAAACTGGTGCTCCACCGTCAGCAGCAACTGGTGGCATATCACTATCGTCTTGGGGTACGTCTAGTTCTCCATTTACATTAAGTTGTCAAGACTTTCATACAAAATATGATGTAAGTAATACTTTCTCAGACACTTGTTATTTTGGTTTGGCAAGTGATGATGATTACGAAGCGCACTATAAATGGGAACGCCCAATTGCTAACTTGCCAATACCATTTAACCAAGACAAGTTTAATGTTGATCTTGAAATAAACATTAAAGTAACACGTGGTGGTCAAACCTTGTACGCTCCACAGAAAATAGTTAAGTCATACAGGGGTCTTCAAGCAGATGACGAACAACTATGGAAATCAGTTTCATTGTCCCCTGCGTACCTTGAAAAGAAAAGGATTAACTGATGATTACAGTTCTTTCTCGTTATACCTACGCAGATGTCAACTTAAATGGATTGCGTACTGCTGAACGTAAAGAAGTCCGTGATGTCTATGTTCAGAAGTACACAGTAAGAATGAGAGACACAATTGAATCTATTGCAGCAGAAATCTATGGTGATTCATCATTGTGGTGGAGAATCGCAGACCTTAATCCACAAGTACAATTTCCTTTAGATTTAGAACCAGGGATGGTTATCCGTATTCCGCAATGATTAGAAGGGATGCGTATAAAGATGCCCCAATCATTGAGATTGAAGTGGTTGGCGGAACAGTACCAGTTGCTGACGTTGTTTCTACAGAAATTGTTTTCTCTGAAAACAAACACGATATGGCTACCTTAACTTATTCAGGGTTTCCTCCACAGGCTGTAACTGCGTACTCAGGATTACCTGTATACATTAAGTTTGGAAATAACGAAGCAAACATTAAAGAGTTTCATGGGTATGTTGCCTACGTTGAGGCTAACTCATATACACGTATGGGCCTTGTAAACGACTCACGCATTCAAGAAGCAAAAGTGGTTTGCTTTGGTGTTAGTTATAACATGAAGCCAACTAGGTCTATTGTTTATAAAGATATTACTTTGCCTAAGTTAGTTAAAACTATTGCCAACCGATATAACTTTTCTTACTCAGTACCAAACAATAACTTTGTAATTCCATCAATAGATCAATCTTCTAAATCAGATTGGGAAGTTCTTGTAAGTACAGCAAAGCAACTTGGTTATTACGTCACAGTTACTGATACACATATATCTGTATACGACCCCTTTTCTTCGTATTATCGTTCCTTGCCAGTCACTATTTTAAATTCATTAGAAGCAGACAAAGGTTCAGAACGGAACCCAGGAAACATTTTGGAGTTTAAAGGAACATTTGGTGATGTTACACCACACGGTTCTAGCCATAACTATGTTATAAAAACATTAGATGCAAAAGGAAAGAATGTTGAGTATTCAACTAAAAACAATGTTGGAAGTGGTTTAGGTAAAAAAGTAAACCGTAGGTTTACTCAAGAGGTAACCATGAACGCTGTATCTAAAGAAGCGTTGCGACAATACGCAGACGGATACATAAAACAATCCGTGCCTCTACATGCTGATGTTACTGCACTGGGTATTTCTACAGTATTCCCTGGGTCACTTGTTATTGTTAATAAATACCAATCGGAATTTGATGGTTACTGGTTTGTAGAAGAAGTAAGGCATGTAATAAATACTGATCATTACTTAACACATTTACATATAAAAACAGATTCAACTAACGCTGCTTCTATGACCCTTGGTTCTGGAAGAACGTATAAAAAACATCCAGGGTCACGATTGGTTAATAACACATGGATAACCCAAAAGGAATTTTCTTATGTCTACTAATTTGTACCGTGCTGTAGTTGCGTATTCAAATGCAAGTACTGGAGAAATAAAAGTCCGTATACCTTCAAAGTTTGGACCAGATGTAACTGTTCCAATCTCGTATTACGGTAGGTCAGCACCTTGGGATGTCCCAGCAGTTGGTAACCAAGTTGTAGTTGGCGCAGATGACGAACACTTTACAAACGTATTTATTATTAATATAAAACCGACAGGATAGTTATGATTATTAAAGAACCATTTTCAATAGCACCCTCTGGAAAAGTTGCAGTAGTTACTGAGGCATCGTCTGTTACCTCACAAAAGGTAGCAAACTATATATTGACAAACACGTATGAACGGCCTATGTCATCTGCTTATGGTGCTAACAGCCAAATGCTTGTATATGAAAACTTTGATTCAATGATATTTTCTGAATTTAAAATGGAGACATTACGAGAATTACAAAAGCATATTTCTGGGGCAGCAATACTTGATATGCGTATGATCCCTGGTGGGTACTCTGAGCGTAATGGCTCAAACGAGAACACAATGCTTATTGATGTACAGTATAAATTGCCAATTGGTGGGGTGCGAAGTATCCAAATAGACCTTGTATCCCCCCTTTCATTGACTGAGGAAAGCCCATTATGACCACATTTGATTACACAAGCCGAGATTACTTCTCAATTAAAACTGACCTTTTGGCACGTGCTGAACAAGTTCTACCAGAATGGACATCCCGTGATTCATCTGACTTCGGTATGTTACTTGTAGACCTTTGGGCTTATATGGGAGACATTCTTCATTACTATATTGATCGTGCTGCTCAAGAATCGTTCTTAGAAACAGCAACACAACGTGAAAGTATTTTGGCAATTGCTAACTTGTTGGACTACACACCAGCAGGTAGGACCGCAGCAGCAACAAACATTGTTTTAGACGCAACAAATTCTTCGGCCACAGACGCTACCCCCATTCTTATACCAAAGTACACACGGTTTTTGGCTAAACCACTGTTGGATACTGCTGACGATGTTGTGTTTACATCTGATACTGCTATTGCATTTAACTCAACTGGTGCTGCTATATCTGGGTATGCAACATACCAAAAAACAGAACCAGTAAATCTAAACCTTACTGAAGGTGAGTTATTTGAGGAATCATTTACCAGTGATGGTCGGGTATCACAACAATACACATTGTCATACACGGGTGTAATTGACTCTTCGGTTGAAGTATATATTGCTGAAGGAACTAACGGCGCTGAAGTAACTTATAGCAAAGTTGATCGTTTAATTGAGACAACAAACTCAGACTTAGTATTTGCTGTATCTCTTGCTGCTGATGATTCATCCACAATTGTATTTGGTAACTCAGTACACGGAAAAATCCCAACCACAAACGCACTTGTTCGTATTGTGTACAGGCGTAGTCGTGGTGCTGCTGGAAACGTAGACGTAAACGCTGTACAAGGTTTTGAATCACTTAACAACATTTATGGACCTACCTATGATGGTATTGAAATTACTCCAAACACAACTAAAGCATTTGGTGGTTCTGATAGTGAAAGCATTGCATCACTTCAAAATAACATCCCAGCATCGTTCCGTTCACAAGACCGTGCTGTGTCCTTAAACGACTACAGCGATTTAACTCTTCGTGTTCCTAGCGTTGTAAAAGCAACTGCTGCTGTGAGTGCAAGTGTTTCCTACCAGGGTCTTATTACGTCTAAACAAATTACTAATGACTATGTAATTCTTAAGACAGCATCAGCACATGGACTTACAGTTTCTAATATTATTGGAGTTTCTGGGTTAGGAGAACCATACGATGGTTCTTTCCAACTAACTACGGCATCAGCAACAACATTGGCTTATGCAATAGATGATGGGTACTCAAACACCGCATCTATTGCAGTTAACTCTGCTACTGCTTTATGGCGTAACGACAACATTAGAATATACGCACTCACTGACCAAGCAATTTATGACGGAACACTAGATGTATCACCAACAACATCACCACTTTATGTAGATGCGTTTACTCGTACGCAAGTATATGACTACATCAATCCACGTCAAATGATTGGTGTTAACTCTGTAGTTATGCCAACAGTGACTTTAACACCTGTAAATATTGACATTACATTAAACGTAATGCCAACATATGTTAAACAAAGCGTTGAAGATGATGTAACAAACGCAATTAAAGATTTGTTCTCTTTTTCAAATGTTTCATTTGACCAGGTGGTAACTTTAGGAACTTTGTATAGGACAATACTTGATGTATCTGGAGTTGATTACGTAACCATTAATCAATTCACCACAACAAGTAGTCCAAACACAATTGACACTGTTGGGATTAGCCCAAGCGTTAAAGGTGTTACAACTACAACTGGAACACTTTTATTGTTATCTTCGTTGGTAATTACATCTAGTGGCGGAATTGTAACGGCATAATATGGCATACACCTCGTTCCGTGTTCGTAGGCAAGACACCGTTGGTGCGCCTGACTCTAACCCATTTGGTTCGTACCTTCGTGGTACGGATACAACAGCACCAACTGGACTAACTAGAGATACATCAGATAACGCACTACGTGCTGATGGGTTCATTGCAGCAACTGGAGAACTAGTTGTCAACGCAACTTTTACTGCTACTGCGGTTGACTACGCAACAATTAATTTGGAATGGTCACAATTTGGAATGAACAACCCTTCTGAAAATGGATCTGGTGAGTCTGGAATATATGAAATTGTAGTTGTCTACGGAAAAAATGGTGCTCCAGAAACTGTCGCTGATGGTGTCGTAATTAAAGCACAACAGTATGACGACATTGTTTGGGCTGTGGAACACCATGATCTTCCTCAAGGCAGATGGGCTTACTATTCATTGTTCTTGCATTGGAACCAAAATGGAACTGGACCTACTGGTGTTAGTTGGTACGAACGTGTAGCGACATTACAAGAATTAGTTCCTTATAACCACGGATCAACTGACAAGTTATGGAAAAGAATTCCTGAGTATCTTCGTTCTTCGGATACATCTGGGGCAGATATTGACCCGTACAACCAAGGTCAAGGACAATTCCGTAGGTTCATTTCAATTTTTGGTTTTGAAATGGATAGAACACAAACCCTTATTGATGCAGTTATGACTGGGTATGACCCTTCGTTAAATGAATCAACATCAATTTCTCATCTAACAAACATGCTTGGTTTGGAAATAACACCAGAAGAAATCGGTACTTCACGTATCCGCCAGATCATCCAAGACATTGGTTACTACCGTTTACGTAAAGGAACTATTGAAGCAGCAGCACAATACATTACGGCGCTAAGTGGTTGCCAAGTTGATGTAGTTGAAAACACTACAGACCCCCGATACACCTTCCGTGTGTACTCCGAAAAGGTAAACCTTGTTGCTGACTCATTGTTTGTAATTGAAACAGGGGTTAAAAAATGGGAATTTAGTTCTTCTACTGCATCATGCTCGTACACCAAATCAAATGAAGTTCTCACAGTTACAAACACAAGCGGTGCTTCAGCACAATTTGCCCTTACCTCAATGGTAGCCGTACCTGTAGATGCAGAAACAGATTACTGGTCTTCTATGAAAGTATCTGGTAATGGATCTGTGTACGGTTCATACTGGTCAGCATCTGCTGGGTGGGCAACATGGAACACAGCCGAACAAACTGATTCTTTGATCCCAGTGAACCTTTCACCCACAGGCCGCCGTGTAACTCTTATGCCAGATAGCGCTAGTGCTATGGCATATCCAGTAATGCTGTTTAAGTTAAACGCTGGGCAAACCATGACAGTTTCAGAGTGGATGGTTGAACCAAAAACTTATGGAACATTCTTCAACGGTGACTCAGACTTTGGTGGGTTTATTTATCAAAACAACTTTGCTGACTACGCTTGGAGTGGTAGTCAATACGCTTCTTATTCTTTGTACACTACAAACAAACAGAAAACAAAAAACGCAATTAACAAGTTGTTGCCAACCCTCATTCCAGTTACAGTATTGATTAAAGGTCTTACAGGATACGAAGTTATATACGATTGGATTCCAGGAAAAGAATGAACTACATAATCTGTGCATTAGCCGTTTACAAAGCAGTTCAAATACTTGAAGCAATTTCTCCACGGGAAGCAATGCCGTGGGTCAAGGTATTGGTAGGAACAGTTTTGTCTTACGCTTCAATCTTTATCGTTCCTTTTGATGACCGATGGTTAGCAGGTTTAGCAGTAGCGACACTTGCAGGAACGGTACACACCCTGCTACGCTTGCTGACTCTAATGGGGGACATGTCGTTTAAACGCTCAATCAAATAAGGAAAGAACATGGATTACTTAATCGGTGGTACTGGTAACGCATCAGCAAACGTAATTGAATCTGGTCTTAGTGACCTTAAAGGAAGTTGGTTTCACATCTTGTGGACAGGTAAACCAACCGCAGGTCAGGCACGAGTCCTTGACTGGATGATTGACCACAGTGCAAAGTTCACGGTCTATACAGAATCTGGAAAAGTCCCCCCAGCAGTTGGTCAGGCTTCCGATTCAATTGTCAAGGTAGACAGCCTTGTAGAAGACGCTTTTTTTCAAGCCCAAACTCGTTCAGAGAATTCACTAGCAGTCCTTGTCCTGTATGACGAAGATGAGACTAAGGAAGCAACAGACCTTACTCAGAGTTTAGTTTTTGGAGCGCATGACCGCAACCTGAGTTGCTTGGAGTTGACCAATGGTCTTGCCCCACTGACCGTAGATAGCACCCCAGAGGCCCCTAGGAAGCCCCAGGATGCACCAAAACCAGAGGTGGTGTCTACCCCACGCATGGAGAAAGTATTGAGCGTTGTAGAGCCTGTAATGCAGATTACCGTCTATTCTGACGGGTCTATCAAAACCAAACAGTTATAGGAGAGAGCGGTGGGCAAAGAAGAGAAAAACCCACCGCCCTCAATCCCATAAAGCCAATTCCGCCAGAAAGGGGAGCGGAATGGCAGGAAGGATGAAGGTTTCCTTCCGTAAACAAAGCGTAACACAACAAACAAGAGGAGACAAGTATGGCAAAGTTTAGTGGAACATTTATCCCGATCCCAAGTTGGGTCATGGAATACATTGGAAATGATCCAATTGCTTTATGCGTATTGATAAACGCAATGAAATACATGGACAATGAGACTCAACAGTTCACAACGTCTTACGACCATCTGGCTGAAAAGACTGGATTAAACAGGAGAACAATACTCCGTGCCATGAAGCGCATTGAGTCTTCTGGGGTACTACGAAAGACCATTCGCAGGGCTAAAGGCGGCAACAATAAAACCAACTTGTACACCGTGGATTTCAACAACCCTAAATCAAGGGAGGGTGTCTCCAGGGACACCCCCCATAGTGTCTCCAGTGTCACCCCCCTAGTGACTCCAGGGACACCCTCGGAGGGTGACTCCCGTGACACCCAATCTATAGAGACTAATCATTCTCTAGAGGGGGCCAGAAAAAAGGATGGAAAAATTCCTACGTTTATGCTTCAAGACCCTAGGTGGATGCGCCAGATAAAAAACTTGGAGTCGGAATGAAAAAGAAACACGATGACTGGGATGTCAAGGTAATCGGCGCTGACGAAGACAAGCCGAAGGTTGAACCACAAAAAGGTCCAAGCCTCAAAAAGTTAGTTATGTACCTTCAAGACCGCACGACTGGTATGTCCATGTCTTTAAACGCTCCAGTTAACGGACCAGCCATGATGAAAATCTTTAGCACCATGATTGCAGATTCAGTTACACATGATCAGATATATCAGATGATTGATTTGTTTGCTGATGACATTAAGCGCACACCGTTAAAAGAACAAGAGACACCTTGGAGAGCGTTTGCTGCCAGACGAGGTGAGTTGTTTAAGCGTGTTCAAGGTAGTACAGTGCAGTCCACTTCTGAAGAGATGAAGTTTGATCCACGATTGGAGAAGTACCTTGAGGGGTGAAAAGAAAGCAATCAACATCATGGTTGATTATCTTGAATCACGACATGAGTACGACATCGCTCTTCAGTGGCGTGATTGGGAATCAGCAGAGACTTGGCTTGTTCAAACACAAGTTGATTTGCAAGCAATGAAAGACTACGTAAAAAAGTATTACAAAGAAAATAAGAAGAGCGTTGAAAGGACTTTGATTGATGACGATGAATACTGAGTGGCACGGTTCTCGGTACTGGCGCAACCGACAACCAAAAGAACGTGTGGATAACGCACACATACCACGCCGATACATTGAAAAAACTTTAGACAACTACGATGAAGAAGTAGGTAGTTGGGGAGTTGTTAAAGCCATTCGTGGATGGATGGGAAACTTTGAAGAGAACCGTTTGAACGGTGAAGGTTTGTATCTGTGCGGTTCCACTGGTACTGGTAAGACTCATCTTGCCGCAGGTTTGCTATCTGAGTTATTGGAGAAGCACAAACTTGGTGGTTTCTTTATTACTGCTGAGAAGTTTGTTGAGGCATCTTACGATGAGATTCGCAATGATGGTGAACTCCCGATGGAATACGGTGATGAGTACTTGCTAAAGTACTTAAACGCTGTCTATGACGTTGTAGTTATTGACGGGCTTGGTAGCGAGAAGAAGACTGAATTTACAAAGGGTGCTCTTGTATCATTGTTTAACAGTAGGTACGAGCAGAAACTGATCACAATCGTTACATCGGAGTACAGCATTGCTTCGTTGTCTAAAATTTATGGTCCACGGCTATCTTCAATACTCCAGGACTCAACATTGCAGATTCCATTTGAAGGAAAGGATTACCGAATTACTCAGTATGGAACGAAATGACCTGTCATCGTTTTCACAAAAGTCGCAAGCAACAATGTTTGAAGGTGTGCTTGCTTCAGAGCCTGAAGGTATCGCAAAGATAAAAGCCGCATACTTTTTGAGAAATGAAAAATGGGATCAGTACCTAAGAATGTGGGAACCAAATACTCTCCCAATCAAATCTCTTAGTGATTCAATAAACAGGTTGGGTATCGGTACAGAGGTTTATACACTGCTTCCTCCGCCAGTCGCTGATGCGATTGACAGGTGGTTAATTAAGAAGGGGATTTCAACTAACGTGGTTTCATTTCAAGACATCAAAGAACTTGCTTATGACCTCAGCATCAATCGTGGTATCACGCAGATATATGTTGCAGATCAGGAGCACTACAAACTTATTGGGCTTAGGGCAACCGTAGTCTCACCAAAGACTGCGTGGTCTTCCTAATGGCTAGTGCAGAACAATTACTAATCAGTAAGGTCATTCAAGACCAAGACATTTCCTTTCCGTTAAAGCATGGCGTAAAGACTGAGCACTTCACTAAAGAGTGGGGGAATGTCTGGACATGGATTACTTCATACTGGCGTAATCATGGGTCAGTTCCAACTGAACGTGCGCTTGGTATGGAGTTTGGAGACATCAAAGTAATTGATGCTAAACCAGAACCGTTTACCGCATTGGTAGATGAACTTTATGCAAGTTACCGCCAGCGCAATCTTGTTGAGGCCATGTCAGCAGCGATGCCTGCACTCAATGCTGGGGACACAAGTGAAGCGTTTAAGTTGCTTGCCGCAGGTGTACAGAAGGCTGGAGCAGATGTTGCTCGCCTACGAGATGTAAACCTTATTGAGCAGTGGGAAGAACGTGTTTCAAAATATGACGAACTACGTAAGATGCCTAATGCTATTCGTGGTATTCCTACAGGTATTCAAGGTCTTGACAGAATCACTTCGGGTCTTCGCCCACAACAGTTGATTACATTTGTTGGTGAAGCAAAGAAAGGTAAGTCGTTGATGACGTTGATGATGGCTAACGCAGCCCACATCCACGGTAAACGCCCACTCTTTGTTTCGTTTGAAATGTCAGCAGAAGAACAAGCGGCACGTTACGATGCGATTGTTGCCAAAGTTCCATACAGCAACATCTTGCGAGCAAGTCTTTCTGACGAAGAGTTTGAGCGTGTTCGTAATACTTTGCGTATGCGTAAGAACATGCATCCGTTTGTTATCACTGAGGACACATCATCACTCACCACCGTTAGTTCACTTGCGGCAAAGGTGCAAGAGTACAAGCCAGACATTCTTTTTGTTGACGGTGTGTATCTAATGGATGACGAGCAAGGAGAACCAAAGGGTTCGCCACAGGCGCTCACAAACATCACTCGGTCTTTAAAGCGTCTTGCACAGACTGCTGACATTCCAATTGTTGGTACTACCCAGGTTCTTTCATGGAAGTTGGGTAACAAGAAGTCACGCAAGGTAACGGTTGACTCAATTGGTTACACCTCGTCATTTGCTCAAGACTCAGACCTTGTTATTGCAGTTGAGTCTGATCCAGATATTGAGAACCAAGGAATCATTCGTGTAGTCATTGCACGTTCAGCCCCACAAGGAGAGATCAGAATTAACTGGGACTGGAACAACATGGACTTTACAGAGGTAGGAGAAGATGGGGATGATAATGACTCGGACAATGACAACTGGTACTACTGATATTGCTGGTGTCCTAACTCAGTTAGGAGTAACCGTAAAGCGTGTAGGTGAGAAGGAAATATCTGGGTGTTGCCCTGTACACGCATCACGAACTGGTAAAGAAGATAGGTCACCATCGTGGTCAATGAATGCAAACACTGGCTTGTGGATTTGTTATTCCTGTGGTGCTAAAGGAACATTGTCAACCCTTGTTTCAGAACTTACTGGTGAGCCAGACAGTATTATTGCTGTACATACTTTCTTGATTAATTCTGGTCTTGAAAGATTGACAGCAGAACCTGTTGCTGAGTTAAAGCCAGAAGTAGATTGGAAAGTGTTTAGTTCTTTTCCAGCGCCCTCTGACAACTGGTTGTGGACTCGTGGTCTTGATAGAGCATCTGCAAGGAAGTACGGAGTTAGGTTTGATGAGAAGAAACAAGCATGGATTCTTCCCATAGTTTCTTCTTTTGGTGAATTGCTTGGGTGGCAAGAGAAAGAACCGTCACAGGTTCGCAACTATCCAATCGGGATTAAGAAGTCAGATACGTTATTTGGCCTAGACAAAGTTTCTCAAAAGATTGTAATGGTTGTTGAGTCCCCGTTAGATGTAGTCAGGGTTGACACTGTTATGGATGGGGTAAGTGCCGTGGCAACTTTTGGAGCACACGTAAGTAAGGCCCAGATACGTCTTCTATCCGAACATGCTGACGGGTTAATTATTGCTATGGATAATGATGAGGCAGGGATTGAGTCTGCAAAACGTATTACAAAGCAGTTACCAGCGTTTAGGTATGGTGTAAAATATATACACTACGCACACACGAACGCAAAAGACATCGGTGAAATGACTCAAGACGAAACGCTAACGGCAATAAAGCAAGCATCAGTAATACCTTGGTGGATAAATGTTTAAAGGGAAACTTTATCCGTTTCAAGAAGAGGCAACCGAACTCATGGTTGACCGTGGTCAAATGTTGTTAGCCCTAGTGATGGGTGCTGGTAAAACTGTTACTACTATTGCTGCACTAGAAAAGTTGTTTGAGTCTGGTGAGATAAAGAAAGTAATTGTGGTAGTCCCATCTGCATTGAAGTATCAATGGGCTAGAGAAATTAAAAAGTTTACTGATTCTGATGTCGTTGTTATTGATGGTTCTGCTGCCGCTAGAAAGAAAGAATGGCGTAACGCACTCAGCGCAAAGTACGTTGTTGTTAACCCTGAATCATTAGTTAACGACTTGGCTCATTTTGAAAAACATAAGTTTGATGCAATTGTGGTTGACGAAGCAACCATGATTAAGACCCCAAGAGCCAAGCGTTCTAGGCTTATCAAACGCATAGGTAAGAAATACCATTACAGGTTTGCGCTCACTGGTCAGCCTATTGAGAATCGCCCAGAAGAATTGTTTTCTATTATGGAGTTTGTTGACCCAGCAGTACTTGGGAAGTTTGAAGTGTTTGACCGCACCTTTATTGTGCGTGATCATTTTGGTAAGCCAAGCAGATATCGAAATCTTAAGGCTCTAAATGAAAGTATGCAAGACGTAATGGTCCGCAAAACTCGTGAAGATATTCAGGATCAGTTGCCCCAAGTAATCAACCACTTCATTCCAGTACCATTTGATTCCGCAGGTGCTGCTGTGTATAGGAAGTTGTCTAATGACTTGCTTGATTCTATTCAAAAAGCAATAACCCAACATGGCAGAGGGTTTGATTTGTGGGCGCACTATTACGGAAACAATAAGAACATGGAAGCACAAGGGGATGTCATGTCCCGATTGACTACCCTACGTATGTTCTGTGATAATCCAGAACTGGTAAAGATATCCGCAGAGCAATACCTAGACGACAACAACGATCAAGGTAGTAAGCATGCTTCTCAAGTTGTAGCACAGGGTCTTATTCCAGAGAGGTTTAACACCCCCAAGTTAGATGCGGTGCTTCAGTACATTGAAGACGTTTTAAATGAAGATCCAAAGAATAAAGTTGTATTGTTTTCGTTCTTTAAAAACAATTTACGACTAATTCAAAACGCTACAAAAGGGCTAACCAACAGCGTTTTGTTTATGGGTGGCATGGATATGATGTCTAGAGACAGAGCAAAACAACAGTTTGCTAACGATCCAAACACCCGTTTGTTCTTATCATCGGATGCTGGTGGCTACGGTGTGGACTTACCTGTGGCTAACTATTTGATTTCCTATGACCTTCCTTGGAGCGCTGGAAAACTAGACCAACGAGAAGCCAGAATTATCAGGTTGTCATCTGAGTTTCCGCACGTTAACATAATCTCATTCGTAATGAAGGGGAGTATTGAAGAGAGGCAATACGAAATGTTGCAAGAGAAAAGGAACATCAACAAAGCATTTGTTGATGGTGGTCACGACCACAAAGGAAACTTTCAACTGAACTTAGGCGCATTGTCTTCGTTCTTAACAAACAGCGAGGTATAACATGGCAAAGATTGTAAGAGAAACACCAGCATCAGAATTTAATGAAGCGCATGCACGGCGAGTGGTTGAGGATTACAAGAACCACAAGTCAATGCTTGACCAAGTTCAGAAAAGAGCAGACGCTCTTAAAGCAGAACTAACTGAGATGCTTGTTGCTCACGGTAACCCAGATGAAAAGGGAAACATCTGGATTGACTTGGGAGATGTAGAACTTAAGCGTGAGCGCCGTGTATCCAAATCGTTTAACACCAGTGCTGCTGAAGCATGGGCTAAGGAGAACGGTCATTGGGACACTGTAAAAGAAGTTATTGAAGTTCTTAGTGAGGACAAGTTGCTTGGTCTTGCTTGGAATGACGAAAACATTCAAGAGAAAGTTAAGACGTTTTATGTTGAGAAAGAAACATGGGCGCTCAAGGCTTAGATAGTTTTCTTGAGGATCTTCCTAACTACCCTGGAAAGAAGCCGCCTAAAAACAGGGCGGAAACTAAAAAGAGTAAGGAAGAAGATCCTTTTGAATTTCTTCACGCAACGTACTACCAGGTGCGTGGGGAAAAGGTGGCCTTCTACACAATTGGGGAGGTTGCCAAAGCACTTGGAAGAAAACCAGATACATTACGACACTGGGAACATGATGGAATTATTCCTGTTCCAAAGTTTCGGACTTCTCCTCCAGAGGGGAATCAAATTCCTGGAAAAAGTTCCAAGGGGCGTAGGCTTTACAGCCGAAGTCAGGTAGAGTTACTGCTATACGCAGTTGATCATTTTGGACTCAATAAAGCACGAGGACAAAATGTAGATTGGGTAGCATTCAAAAAACACATACATACACACTGGTCAAATTAAACACACGAAAGCAAGGTACATCATGTCAAACCGTTATGACGAATATGAAGATGACGAGCAAGAAATTGCATCGCCAGTAAAAGCAAAGCAAACAGACGCAACTGAAGCACCAGCAGCACGATCAATCAAGCGTGGTTGGGGTGCAGCAGACCGTGTTCAGGAAGCATCCTCACCGTACGCACAGCGCTTCAAGGTAACTGAAGACACACAAGTCATCAAGTTCTTGGAAGACGAACCATACGCATCGTTCCGCACACACTGGATTGATGGTCGTCAAGGCCAGAAGTCTTTTGTCTGCTTGCATGACGATCCAAATGGTTGCCCACTTTGTGATGCAGGCAATCGCCCAAGCACGAAGTTTGCATTCAACATTGCAGTCCTTAGCAATGAAGAAGAAGCAATTGTTAAGTCGTTTGAAGTTGGCGTTCGTCTGATTGACCAACTAAAGAACTTCCACCTTGACCCACGTCAAGGACCTCTGTCCAAGAATTATTGGGCAGTATCCAAGACTGGTAAGGGAGCACAGACACAAACCATTTTGCAGATGGTACGTGAGCGTGACCTTGAAGAATGGAATCTCAAAGCATTTGATGAAGACACCATGAAGGTGTTGAACAACAATGCTTACGATCCAAGCATCATCAAGATCCCTACTCGCACAGAACTGTTGGAAGTAGCAACAGACATTCTTGACGCTCAATAATCTTTATGCAACAGACGGTTCACACCGTTGAAGAGTTGCACAAACTTGTTGAGATAGTTACAAAGGCAGGGGAATTTGCCTTTGACATTGAGTCCCGTGGGGTTATTGAGCGCCATGATGATATCAATACACTTTTTTTGAAAGAGTGTAAAGATCACATTGCAACGCTCAAGAACCCTACGGATTCAATTGTTGCCTCATCAACGGAAGCAATTCGCCAACGATACCTAAAAGATTTAGCGCTAGACCCTCTACGTAACGAGGTGTTTTGGATTGGCATTGCTACCTACGGTCACTCATGGGCTATACCTATGGGTCATTTGCTTGGTGAGATAGTTATTCCAGAAGAACGTGGTGACGGTACAACCATCCCACCATCTGGATATCGCAAGGTAACAGCAAGCGGTAAGGAGTCAATGGCTAAAGCCAAGTATGTGATTCCAGGTGTCTATTCAGACCCACCAGCGCAGTTATCTCGCTATGAAGTTTTTGAAGCGTTGCGCCCAATATTCTTTAGCGACCTTGTAAAGGTTGGTCACAACGTAAAGTTTGACGCTCGCTCTATTAAGAAGTACTACGGAGAGTTACCACCAGGTCCATACATGGACACGATGATTCTTCAACATCTAGAGAATGAGAACTCACAATCGTTTTCGTTGACTAACTTAATTGCCCAGAACTTTGGTGGGCATGATGCTTACGCCAAGGAAGGAAAACTTGGTGCTGTTATTAACACTGTTCCTTTTAGTTCTGCGGCTAAGTACGTTCACTTAGATGCTCGTTGGACATGGTTGCTTTACTCTAAGTTGCGTTCTAAGTTAAACCTTATTGAAGATTTACAGCCAGCCGTTCAGCAAGAGTCTGAAGTTCTTCGGGTGCTCATGTGTATGGAAGAAGAAGGGATTACAGTTAACTCAGCCTCACTTAAGTTATTGAGGAAAGAACTGGATGCCAAGATGCGTGAGTGCCTACTGGACATTGTAGACAACTCCTACGCAGGGTTTAACCCAGACTCTAATAAGGACAAACAAACGTACTTGTTTACAGGTAAGCGAGCAGGTGGCCTAGGTCTTAAGCCAACTAAGAAGACCGCTAAGGGAGTTCCATCAGTTGATGCGGATGCTCTTGAGAAACTTAAAGGCAAGCATCCCTTGATCCCACTTTTATTGCAATGGTCAGAACTTGGGAAGATGAAATCAACATATGTTGATGGTCTTATACCTAAGTTAAACAACGGTAAGTTGCACCCATCGTTTAACATGCACCGAGCCGCCACTGGTCGGTTGTCTTCATCTAATCCAAACTTGCAGAACATCCCACGAGACTCCACCATCCGTAGTTTGTTTGTACCACCAGATAAGTACACCATGTTGGTGGCTGACTACGACCAGATTGAACTCCGAGTCATGGCAATGTTTAGTCAAGATGAACGGTTGCTTCATATTTTTAAACACAACGAAGACATTCACGCCGCTACTGCGGCTGCCGTGTTTAAGAAGCCTTTAGAAGAGGTAACGTCTGAAGAACGACAGATTGGTAAAGGTGTTAACTTCCTCACCGCATACGGTGGTGGTCATAAGAAACTTGCCCTACAAACAGGTATTGAAGAAGAACACGCTATGTCGATACTTGATAACTACTACAAGAGTTTTGCTGGGTTGACTAGGTGGAAGCAGATTGCTATTACCAAGGCTGTTCGTTCTGGGTATGTGTCCACGATTAGTGGTCGCAGGCGTAGGCTTCCAGAGTTGTTATCAAAAGATTCGTTTACACAGTCACGAGCACAACGCCAAGCCATTAACGCCATTATTCAGGGAAGCGCCGCAGATATCTGTAAGCAAGCCATGATTGATGTGGACAAGGCTTTTACAGGGACACAGGCAAGGATGCTTGTACAAGTGCATGACGAACTTGTAGCAATTGCCCCAGAAGAAGACGAAATCTCTGCAATGTCCACCCTAGTTACTGCGATGGGTCACGATAGGAGTATTATGGGGGTCACACTTAAAGTGTCGTGTCATGCAGCAACTAACTGGTCGGAGGCAAAAGGAAAATGAATCTTATTACTGAGAAAAGAAACTTCTGTCTTATGCTTTCCATTCCATCAGGGCAAGACGTTGCTGTAAAGTTAGGCTTTACCCCATCTTCTGAAGATGTTCAGGAATTAGAGCAACAACAGATTGATGAGCAGTGGGAACTCCTACATGACTTTGGAATCTTTGATGAGATTGCTGAGTCAGTTGATTGGTTTACAGAGGTTCTAACCACTAGCCTAGATGACGAGGAATTACCACCTTTGGCTGCGGTTGAAAGTTCAAAGAATGTGTTAATTTCTTATGGAATGGCACTTGTTCAAAAACTATTAGAAAATCAAATGATTGCGATAATCTCTCCGTTAGAATAAGGAAACAATAATGAGCAGTTGGTGGGATAGGAAGTTAAACAACGCACCCCAAGAAGAACGTAGGGCGTTACCGTCTGAGCGAGTAGTTTTGCCTGCACTACAACAGCAAGCGCAACAACGTGTAATGCAGTCGCCGTTACAGCATCAAACACAGGTTGCTCAACAGGCTGATCCTAACGGTCAAACTGACATGGGTACTGCCATTCGTTCTTGGAAAGGTGGAGAAGCACATCGTGTTGATGGTAACCAAACTTGTCCACGATGCGGAAGTAGTAACGTATTTAGTAGATCAAATGCATCAGCAGGTGGAAAAGTTCCTGCTCCAAGATGCTTTCAATGTGGGTGGAACTCCCTGTATGATCAAGGTGAACAATCAAACTGGGTATAGGAGTATACGTGGAAAACAATTGGGACAGTCTGTCTTCAATCATTAATTCGGTTAACAAACAATATGGTGCAGGAACAATTGTTAAGGGTAGTGAAACCCGTGGCAAGTTAGAGCGTATCTCTACAGGTATCTTGTCCTACGACCTCATGCTTGGTGGTGGTTGGCCCGTAAACCAATGGAGCGAAATCATTGGTGAAGAGTCATCTGGTAAAACCGCTCTTGCGTTTAAAACTATTGCAACTAACCAAGCACTCAACCCAGACTTTATTGCTTTGTGGATTGCTGCCGAAGAGTTTGTTCCTGATTATGCAGAGTCTATAGGTGTTGACCTAGAACGTCTGTGGATTGTTGAAACCAACATCATGGAGCAGGCGTACAACTTGGTTATCAATGTCATGGCTAATCGTGCTGTTGACATGATTGTTATTGACTCACTACCTGCACTTGTTCCAGACGATGAATCTGAAAAGATGATGGAAGAGTTCACTGTAGGTCTTGGTGCTCGTCTTACATCTAAGTTCTTCCGCAAGTCATCAGAGGCACAGAAGCGTTCACTTATTACCGATGAGCGCAACTGCACTGGATTGATGATCAACCAATGGAGACAAAAGATTGGTGTTATGTGGGGTGACCCACGCACAACACCAGGTGGGCTGGCAAAGAACTTTGCTTACTTCTGCCGTGTTGAAGTAAAGCGTGACGAATGGCTAAAAGACAAAGATGAAGTTGTTGGTCAAACCATCAAGGCTCGTACACTCAAGAACAAGACTTATCGCCCTAACCAAAGTGCGATCATTGACTTTTATTTTGCAGACACACAAGGGTTTGAGAAAGGTGACTACGACACTCTCAAAGACATGTTGAATATCGGTATTGCTATTGACATCATTACTCGTGCTGGTGCGTACTATTCATTTGGTGAGGGTCGCTGGCAAGGTAAAGACAAGATGCTTGATGCATTCCGTGAAGACCTTGACATGCAGAAAGATTTGATTGCCAAGGTTGAAGCCCACTACGGTGTTGCACGGTGAAGATTATAGGAAAGGACCCAGCAGATGACCGAAGAAACATTAATAAAGCGTCTGTTAAACAAGAGAAGCGAACCGCTACTGCGTATAAGGGATCTCGTAATGCTCGCTCTGGTGCTGGTTGGCTTCGCAAGAATGATGTTCGTTCGGAAAACTTCCTCATTGAAAACAAACTCACGACAGGATTAACTCAAATAACTATTAAGGCTCTTGACCTTGTTGAGTTACGTGAGCGAGCGATCATTGAAGAAAGAGTTCCTGTGTTGCAGTTTGATATTGGCGGCAGACGCTATGTAGTTATACCCGAAGACGATTTCTTGGAGATGATTGATGAGTGAGATGCATGACTACAAGAAGTTGCTGACCATGAATGGTCGTGTGCTTCCTACTGTGGCTATGCAGATCCTAAAAGATCGTAATGTCAAGGAGTCCACACGGGATACAGATCACATTCACCCAAGCGATTTAGCAAAGCGTGATTGGTGTCCACGTTCTAATTGGTACACCATTAAGAAGCATCCTAAAGACCCAGACAACTTTTCGTTTCAGCGCTTGAATGTGTTTGCTGAGGGTCACTACATTCACGCTAAATGGCAGGACTGGTTGAACAACGCTGGTGTTCTTGAAGGTTTGTGGCAATGTAAGAACGATATTTGTAACCACAAATGGGAAGCGGTGAGTCCAGAGAAGTGTCCATCATGCGGAACTCCAAAACCTATTTACCGTGAAGTTCCAATTAGTAACGAAGAACACCACATTCTTGGTCATGCTGACGGTATTGTTAACGATAAGCAAGGTCGTACCTTGATTGAGATTAAATCAGTTGGCCTTGGTTCAGTTCGTTTTGAAGCCCCCGATTTGTATTACGCATATCAAAAGGGTGAAATAACACTTGATGGTTTGTGGAAAAAGATTCGTCAACCTTTTGCAAGCCATATACGTCAAGGTTTGTTGTATATGTATTGCACTGGTATCCACCAAATGACATTTCTATACGAATGGAAACCAACACAAGAAGTCAAAGAGTTTGTAGTTGGGTTTACTCCAGAATTAGTGCAACCAATGCTTGACAACTGCAAGCGACTTATGTCAGCATTGAACGGAGATATTCCACCAATGCGACCAATGTGGGCAGAAGAACCCACATGCAATGGTTGCAAATACTGTCCTTATAAAAACACATGTTGGAGACTAGACGATGAATCCAGAGATGGAACTGTTCAAACAAAACTTCCCGTTACCAGAAAAGCCAAAGGGACTACTCCCCGAACTTCCTCGTAACATTGGAGACATCGGAGACTCCGATCTTATGGAGTTGTACACCGACTTTATGGCATGGTTGGTCTATGCCAAGGCTCAACTAGTTCAGGCTGAGATTTCAGAAGAACGTGAGCGCAACATCCTTGAGTACCTACAGTCATCTGTATTGATTGAGCAGTGGGGTGACAAGGCTAAGGGTGATCTGGTTACCGTGGCTAAAGCCAAGCGAGATGTTGACCCAAAGATCCAAGATCAGATTGAAGTACACACACAGAAACGTGCGTACCGTAAGTTGGTAGACACTGTGTTTGATCGCTGCGAACGTGGTGCTCAAGTAGTTTCCCGTGAACTGTCACGCCGCATTGGTATGTCAGGCAAGGAACTTCGCCAACACAGATTTACGCCATAAAAAGTTTGTACCCACACACCAAAATTCGGAGATAGACCCAGATGGGAAATAAACACAAAGCAAAAGGGACATCGTTTGAAACCCTTATTGTTAACTACCTCAAAGAGCAAGATTTCTGTAATGCTCGCCGCACAGCCCTTGCTGGGGAGAATGATGCTGGTGACATCCACGGTGTGGTTCAGGCTCGTGAGATACCTGCCAAAGAACTTGCCATTCAGTGCAAGAATCAGAAGTCATTCAAACTAAGTGAATGGCTCAATGCCACTGTGGAGCAGGCATCTAGATTGACTTGTGGAGTACCTCTATTGGTGGTTAAACGACCAGGAAAAGGTGCTGCTGCTGTTGGTGAATCCTATGCAATTATGCCGTTAGAAGACATGCTTAAATTGCTCAAGGATGCTGGTTACGCATAAATGATATTATTGGGACAACTGTTTACCTAACTAGGAGTCAATATGTCCCAAGAATTGAATACAAAAGTTGAAGATGTCCTGAAAGTATCAGGATCAAGTAACCCCCAGAGTGTGGGTTCTATCCTTGCTCGTTCTATTGTGGCTGGTCATTTGCCCAAGATTCGGGCTATTGGCGCAAGCGCTGTAAATCAAGCCGCTAAAGCCTGTGCTATCGCACGAGGCTTTGTTGCCCCACGTGGCATTGACCTATCTTTTGTTGTTGGCTTTGATGATATTATTGGAGAGAATGGAGAGAATATCTCCGCTATATCCTTCAAACCCGTAGTGAGGTAGAACATGGGCTGGTTTAATCGTGACAAGGTAAACGGGATCACCCCGTACGCAAACAGTGGCGCACACCGCCCACGAGTGGGTGCAAAAGTAGATACCCACACGGTGCGTGACGACAGCCAAAACACTACACAGGCAATGACCCAGCGCCGTGCAGACCGTGATGCTGCACCAAAACCAGCACACTCTGGCTACATCAAACCAGATGGTTCAGATGCAATGAATCCAAGGGAGAGGGTAAAGATTGGTGCTGAATACACCACTTACCATGAACCAGGTTCCCCAGAAGGTAAGGCAATTCTTAAAGACAAGAAAAAGACTGCAAAGGCTTTGAAGAACGTAAACAGTCCTAAAGTAATGGCTGAGTCAAAAGCCGCAGGACAATCATTTGATGTTGCTAAAGCAGACGAAACAAGGCGCATGAAAAATAACAAAATGCTTGGTCTTAAAGACGGTGATTCCTTTGCGGAAAAACCATCTGGTAGCGAATCTGCGTACCTTGCAGGTGGTGCTAAGGGTGAACAAAAGTACCGTCAAGGTCAAAACCGTGGGCGAATGGGAAAGTAATGCGTAATCGCCCAAGAACTGCTGAAACACTTAAGTACGGTGGTCGTAAGGCTCGCCGCCAAGTTGACCAAGCGCATAATACATCTGCCCCAATAAACACGACTGATACGGCAAGAGATGCACGTGATGCTGCTTTACGTTTCCGAGATAATAGATGGTCCGATAGTCAAGGTTACTAATGGCTGCTAAGAAGAAAAAGGCTGCTAAAAAGAAAGTTGCTCCTAAAAAGGATGCCCCACGCCCCATCACCTCTGCGGCAGGTGCGGCTGGTGGGTTCATTACTAGCATCGGAACAATTTAATGCCTAAAGGACAAGATACTCGCAATCACCCTAAGCGCCAAGTAGGTCCACAAACTTCTACTGGTGGTAGTGGTACGACTCCACCTAAGAAACCAGGAACTAAGACTGGTGGGTATGGCGATAACGAGCAGCCACCTAGAAAGCCTTTTGAGTATCAAGAATCATATGAAGAGTCTCGTGAAAATAGGTACAGGAACGGCTGGTACAACTAATGGCTGGGTCTTCGCAGACCTCGTTTAACCATTGGCAAGGCCCATCTGAGGCTTCTGGTGGTGCAACCCAAAACCAATTTGGTCCTGCTCCTGTTTTCCGTAACAACAAGGATTATCAACTTGCTGGTTATCGGACTATCTCAGATACTACGTATCCAGACGGATACCTTGGAACAATGTCGTCTAACCGCCGACAAGACAAGATTCTTGGAACGCTTAGTCGCAATAACGCCCGTCAATATTCTCGTGGTGTCCACAAAGGTGAGCGTATTAACCAAGGCGATTACCTATGGCCTAACGAGTTCAATCTTTGGACTGGGATCGCCCATGAGTCACGAGGTCAGAAATTCGCACCCCCAGGCGCAGTGCCTGTACAATTGACTAATGACGGAAAAGTTGGTCCTAAAGGAATCCCACGGGTTATTGACCAACCTAATCAAGACTATATTGACGCTGAACGCCGTGCCAAACTCCAATCGCTTCGCCCTTCTTGGAGATAAATAATGGCTGAAAAGAAAAAACGGTCTAAAAAGGGTACTGGCGAAGCCGCATATTGGACTCCTTCAAAAACACAAGAACAAGAAGATTCTTGGGGTAAAAGCCACAAACTATGGTTGGCAACTGAATTACGGGATCAAGCATTTAGCAAAGTTAATCCTGAGTATAAAAATGCAATGGAAGCAGTCAGTAAATCAAATAGCGCATTTATTGGTGATGGTTCAGACGATGACTTTTGGGAAAAATACAGCACTCACCGTGAAAACCAACTTCATTTAGAAGATATGGCAACAAGGATGCACAAAGAAAATGGTGTTCCTTTTTCAGATTTTGAAAGTATGGCAGAGCGCAAAGGTGCTGAAATCATAAAGCAACTTAAACCACACGGTATGCGTAGTTGGTGGGGAATGCGTGGGAATGGTGAATGGAACTTTAAAGAAACATCTCCTGGAACGTATGAACCAGCAGGTGATTTGTTAAAGCCAAAAGAAGAACTTGAAGGATCTAAAAAATATGGACCAGTAACAAAATCCATAAGTGATAACTCTGTAGCAAACGCTAAAACTCATATTTCTGCTCAACAATTTCCTGTATTTCAACAACCATCTTTATTTGACTAAGGCTGTATATGGTTAAGAAAAAACAAGATAACCCATTAGCGAACCTTACACGGTTTGATGTTGATCCTTCAGACCTTATGCCCGTACCAGAAGTTAACAAACTCTTAGGTATGCGTCATCGTAGGTCTGGTGCATCACATGATGAATATTGGAAATCAAAAGGGCATGGTGAAGAAGACATGCTTAAAACAAAATGGGACAGACGAGCCGATCTTTTAGAAAAAGGAATGGTAACACCGTACCAATGGGGAACACTTGGTAGTGTTGGTCCAGGTCCAATTGATGAAGAAGGTAACTTCATAAAATACAATGTCAATGAACACGGACACCGAACAACCCCTGTTAATCCTGATCAATGGCCTGATGACTATTACAGTTACGGACTAGACATACACGATACTCGTGAAGGACCAGGCCATGAACTATATGGTCAAAACGATCATAGAGGTGGAGAAATCCCAGACTGGATAGGAAATGCTGTTAATTCTTATCGCACTGGATTTCCTACTCCCCCACCAACTACACCATTGTATGAACACAAACCTACAAAGGCTGGTGCAGAAGAAACTAAAAAAAGAGAAGCAAACAGACTAAAGGTAAAAGAAACATACGAGAATTCTAGAGATTCACTTCTCAATACTTCTAATAAAACTGGTAAAGTAGAAGAACCTGCATTACCTTCAGCATCGGAGAAGCCTGTGGCTAAGAAAAAGAAAAACGAATCAGAATACATTCCTTCACAAAGTGAAAAGGATTTTGCCGCAGGCCGAATGCCTGGCATTACTGGAACTGAAGCAGAAGCCGCAGCAGCGCTTGATAAAGCACGTAAATCAAACACTCGCAGAGCAACTGGTAAGGCTAGAGAAAAACTTCAAGCAGAAATTGAAGCACATCCTGACTTCCGTGGGACTAGAGAAGTGGCTGATGGTGAAGCAGATGCTCCTGCTCCAAAAGCAAAAGGTAAGGGTAAAAAGAAGCCTTCCGCTCCTGCCGTGGGTTCACCAGAGGCAGTTGAAGAAGAACTTGCTACAGGGCGTTCTGCCCAACGTGAGAAGCCACGACCACCAGAAGAACCAAAGAAGACCGCAATAGAACAGTACATGGCAGATATTAACGACCCAGAAAAAACTGCACAGAAGCAGGCTGAGATAGATGCTGCAATGGAAGCACCTGCCGAAACTAAAAAGAAGCGCAACTTTCCAAATGTTAGTAAGCCAACTGCGGCAGAAACTGCTGCTGAGACTGCTGCACCTGACAAAAACAAGCCAGGTTATTACCGAGAAAAGTACGGCGCACTTCTTGACTCAATGACACCAGAAGAAAAAGCAATGAGCGAAGCAGGAATGGCTGCTGTTAGGGATAAAGAAGAAGCAGCACTGGATGCTGATGCCTACGGAGATGAGGTCGGTGTAATTCGCTTTGGCTCTGATGCTGATGAAGCAGAACGTGCTACTCCAAAAGCATCAACTGGCGGTGGCAGTAAGTTCATTCTTAACACTGACAAGAGCGGAACGAGTGAACCTGTTTACGGAACTGCGTCAGAGGCTAAGGCAAACGCAGAGCGTATTCGCCAAATTCGTACTGCTCGTGAAGGCGGAACAATGCGGACTTCGGAGAGTGCTCCACGCCCTGCTGATGGGAACTTCTATGATTGGGGTTCGGAAACAGAACCAACTCCTGCATCACCTGCTTCACCCTCAAAACCAGGTTTAGGTGGTCGTATGCGTACGTTCTTTGGTGGTGGAAAAGGTGGTCGTGCTGGAGGTACACCAACTCCTGCAACTAATACACCAATGACACCCCCATCGGTATCAGGTGGTGGAAAACCAAGTGCAATGCCAGCACCAGCAGGTCCAAGTTCTTCAGCGCCTGCTCCGTCTGCTCCATCAAGTCGTTCTGGTTCGTTCTATAACATTTCAGGACCAGTTACTTTTGGTGATCAAACAAACCTTGGTCGTGGTGATTTTGGTGGTGGCAACGGCGGTGGAATCAATGTTAATAACAGCGCAAACATAAACTTTGCCCCACAAGTAATTGGTGAATCCACATTTGGAAACATCACTGGTGGAACTGTTAACACTACCCCAACAGTGGCGAGCACTGCTGGTCGTGCAACATCAACAAACAGGGGAGCAACCGTTCTTTCAACGGGTGGCCCTGCAAGTTCTGGTCAGCCTTCACACCCACGTGCAAAAAATGCACAGAGTGCAGGTCGCCCAACAACAAACAATACAGCACCTGCTTCTGCACCAGCACCAGCACCTGCTTCTGAACCAAAAAACCCACGTAGAAAGAAGCCATAATGCCTAGAGGAGAAAACACAAATAACCACCCTAACCGCAGGGTTGACCGTTCAGGGTTTGCTGCGAGGTCTTCAGAAAGACTTCCTACTTTTATTGATCGCCAGACATCAGGTTCTGACAAATTTACAAGTCCTGGTAGCGGTGACCACCCGTCATACCAAATACCAGAAGGTGAAATTGGGCATCCTGGTGATGTTAAGGGAGCACCACGCCGAAAAGGTACTGGGAACATCCTAATTGACCCAATTACAAACACGTGGTCAAACACACCACAATAAAGGAATAGTTTATGCCTAGAGGTGAAGATACTCGTAATCACGAGAAACGTAGGGTTGACAAAGAAGCCATTCTTGATCGTATTATCCAACAGCAAACAGCAGTGTGGGGAAGTATCAACCCAGCAGATATTGCTGAACATGTTTCTGAACTAGATGAACCTTCTGTTCAGCGTTCTTTTGTCGGTAAAGTGCTTGGACCAGAAAGTAGGTATCAATAATGCCTAGAGGTGAAGACACCCGACACCACGGTGCTCGCATCGTAAGTCTTGATGCACATCGTGCTAAAAAGGCAAAGCCTTCAATGATGTCACGCATTAAAGATGCATTGATTGGGCCTCCAGGAAACCCTGACTTGGATGATCCAAACACACCTGAGTACACAGGTCAAGAAGCCCGTCTGTCTGACATTGCTCCTCGCAACTTGATTGATAAAGCCAAGGGTGGTACTGGAAGAGTTGAAAAGAAACCGCTATTCTCATGGGATGAAAACAATAACCCATCATTTAGAGGAAAGCCAATCAAATAATGCCTAGAGGACAAGACACTCGTCATCACATGGGTCGCCAAGTTGGGCGTGATGCTATGGACATGCATAACGAAATAAAAGAAATGCAAATGGAATCTCGTGAACGTCAGGCTAGAAAACATACGCAAAATGATGAAGAGTTTGAAGCGTATTTGGATGCTTACGGCAACGATGGTGTTGCTAAATCAAATGATGAACAATACCATCCTGAAGCACCTGAAAATTGGTCAAGTTATGACCCTAACTTTTACCCACCAGAGCACTAATGCCTACTGTAGATAACCACAGAAGCACACGCCCGTGGCAGTCTCGTGAAGAGTTGCTTACCGATATTGCTTTGCAGTCTGCTATTTCTGACCCAGAAACTATTCGTGCTACTCGCCCTGTTGTCCCACAGCAAGCATTTCCACAATCACGTGGGTTTTTAAAGCAGGAACTTGGGATTGTGGACATTTTGTCAGTGGATCGTTGGACACCCCAATACCGTTCATGGGTTTCAGGTGCTCCTGTGATGTTCCAGAGAGCACAAATGAACGATGATAAGTTCAGTGGTTCTGGGCGATACTCAATGCAAAGTCTTTGGGTATAATTAGACATGGCTAATAACCCTTTCGGTGGTGTCCCTCAACAGAATATGTCTGCCCCAACTGGGCAGATTCAAGGTGGAAACTTTGCAGCCCCACAACCATACAACGCTGGTGCTGGTTCTATGCAACGTAATTGGGGTGCAACTTCTGGCCCACCACAACAAGACAGCATGCTTGCACAAGGTATGAACGCATGGATGATGAATCCTGCAAACCGAAATAACTTTTACAACTATCGTGCTGGTCGTAGTGGTGGTCGTGGTTTCTGGGGTCGTGGAAGAAAACAACAGCAACAGCAACAGCAACAGCAAGGTCCACAAAGCCCAACAACTACATATACGTTCAACCTTGACCAACGAGCAACTTTTGGTAGCCAAGAAAACCTTGGGCGTGGTGATTTTGGTGGAGGATCTGCTGGAGTTCAATTTCAACAACCAACAGGTCAGCAACCAGTAGGGCAAAATCCAGCAGGACAAACTCCCAGGCAACGCCCACAGTTAACCCAAGAGCAAAGGGATCGTAGAAACGCTACTGCTCGTGCTCGCCGTGCTCTTGCTACGGACATTTCAAAGAATGGAACCCCAGATCAACAACAGCGTATTCAAACGCAAGGTGTTGCTGGTGGTAGGGTTCGTCAACCACGTCAACCTAAAACTGCTGCACAATCTACGCCTGCGATGCAACCACCTGCTGCCACCAATACAAACACCAGCGCAAACGTAAACAACGCTCCACAAATTTACGCCCCCAAAAATGGTGGTGCTTCAACAGGTACTTCTGGTTCTCCAGGCAACCCATTTATTTCAATTGGTGGAATGCGTGGTGGAAACGCACAATCTGGTGGTGCTTCAGCACAAGGTGCTGATTTTGATAGAATTAATATCTACTGAGTAAAAGGATCTTTATGCAAAACATGGAACGCTCTGCCAACGATGATCTCCGTAAAGGAATCATGGATGGAACATATAAATCGCTTACCCCAGGCCGTGGTGGTGCTGTTGAGATGGAGTATGTAACCAAGCGCAATATGGTTCTCCAACCTCAATACGGGGTTACCCCTCGTAGCCCACTTGCTGAGGCAACTGAGCCAGTAATTAGCCTATAAAGGTTGTAATGTGGGTGACATCGTTGACATGGCGGATTTCCGCAAGAAGAAGGCTGAACGGCAACTAAATCAACGCCAGTTTCACCCTGCTGGTCAAGGGTTGTTTGGTGATGCTAAAAGACAAATTGATGAAAGACTGTTTCATCAAAAGACTTTTGATCTTTTGAAGGGATTTCCAGATTCCACAATTCACGAATTGGGTTCTGGTTTTGGTCATATTCCAAAGCAAACAAAGACTGTAGACTATGATACTGTTCGGTGGGATTTAGCAATGAATCCAGATTTTCATTACACATTAGGTCAAGCATTTAAGGACACTGATAATGAGTGATAAAAAAAGTGCAAAGAAGGTTGCCAAAGTAATGAAAGAATATGCCAAAGGCGATCTTCATTCAGGTTCTAAAGAAGGCCCTACGGTTACTTCCAAGAAGCAGGCAATTGCGATAGCATTGTCTGAAGCAGGTCAATCCAAAAAGCAAACCAAGAAAAAGGCAGGTAAGTAATATGTGTGCAGAATGTGGTTGCATGATGACAGATAAAAAAGCACCAGGTTATGGCAAGGGCAAAAAGAAAGCCGCTAAAAAAGCCGTTAAGAAGAAGAAGAAATAACTATGGCTTGCAAATCATGTGGTTGTTCTTGTAAGGACAAAAAGAAGAAGAAATAATGGCTTCTAAAAAAGACGTTTGGGATAAACCAAATCCTAAAAAGAAATCAACTAAATTGTCCCCTGAACAAAAATCAGAGGCAAAGGCTCGTGCTAAGGCTGCTGGTCGCCCCTACCCAAACTTAGTTGACAATATGGCTGTCAGTAAAAAAGGTAAAAAGTAATGGCAACTAAAAAATCAGAAGCGTGGCAACGCAAAGAGGGCAAGAACGAAAAGGGTGGACTCAACGAAAAAGGTCGTAAGTCCTACGAAAGAGCAAACCCTGGTTCTGACCTCAAGCCTCCTGTTAAAAAAGAGCAGGCCGCTAAATCTAAGAAGTCTGCTGCTCGCCGTGATTCTTTTTGCGCCCGTATGGAAGGTATGAAGAAGAAAAACACTTCATCCAAAACCGCTAATGACCCTGATAGTCGTATCAATAAATCACTTAGAGCGTGGGATTGCTAATGGCTAAACTTGCTGATTCTCTCAAAACATTGATGTCCGATGTAGTTACGGAGTACTTCGTAGCGCACGGATACCACTGGAACGTAGAAGGTTCAGACTTTAGCCAGTATCACGCTTTGTTTGAAGAGATTTACAGCGATGTTTATGGGAGCATTGATCCTCTTGCTGAAAACCTTCGCAAGTTGGATGTTTACGCCCCGTTTAGCCTCAAAACCTTCTTGGACAGCCGTACGGTAGAATCCAAGGAAGTAAAGCCAGACCCTAAAGCAATGGCTAAAGAGTTACTGCGTATCAACGATGAAGTTGCCAAGTCAGTCAAGGTAGCATTTGATTTGGCAGTAAAAGAAGATCAACAAGGAATTGCCAACTTCCTTGCTGATCGGATCGATATGCATGCAAAGTGGAGTTGGCAACTAAAAGCATCAACTAAATAACAAGTTCATAGAAAGTAGTACAACATGCCAAGACTTCTAGTTTGCAATTCTTGTGGAACAATGCACAAAATGCGTGATTATGACGGTAACGCAGATAATGACATGGAGTTGCAAGAAATTATCAAGATGCATCTTGCTCGTGCTCAAAACCCTTCCCCTGAAGCACACTTGTCTCAAATCTTCCGTTGTGACCAAGCAACATATGATGCCCTTGACGGTGAGACAGGGATCAAAAAAGAATTGATGAAGAATGAGATTGAGGTTCGTGAAGTTCGTGATGACCTCAAAGTAGAAGCCCTCAAATGCTTCCAACGCCACGGTGCTCCTAAAGGTAGTTGTATTGACTGGGAAGATGAATCTAAGACGATTGGTCGCAAGACTGGTGTTCCAAAAGAACAATGGCAATATCTATGCCATTTCTGCCCAGTAGGTTCAGGTTACGTAGCAACCAAAGAACGTAAAGCGATGGGCATGTACGACTGATGCTTGTTGTTACTTTTGATGTATTAGCGTATGCAAATACTGACAAAGCGTTCTCCCCTGGTGCAAGACAACCTATTCCCGATGGTCAAAAACTGTACGAAGCGCTATTTGCACGGTACAACGGCAGGCTTATTATTTTGGGTACTGATGTTGGCGCTGAGATTTTGACAGAGTGGGCAAAACGTGAAGGTTATAAATTTGCCACTGTTGAGGTAGCCAAGTCTGGAAAACCTTCAGATGTGCGTGACCGTGTACGAGATTTGAACGCCGTATACGGAAAAATTGACTGGTTTGTAGACACCAATCCTGAAACTGTGACTTTGGTGATGCAGGATGCTATTCCTTGTCTTTTGATGTGCTTGCCCAACTTTGTACGCCCAGAATGGCGAAATGATAAGCCTAGGGAAAGAAAGGTCTGGACAGACCTGACTCGTGAACTTGAAGTACAGTCGTTGTACCGCACTAATGGAGGTGACGAGTGAAAATCTATTTTGCTAATGCCGAAAAGTCCTCTCACCGATCTTTGCTGTCCGCTTCTGGGGTAACCAGATACGCCATAAACCTCACCCATTTGGCTGTGCCTAAGAAAAAAGAACTAGATTTATCTGTAATGTGCAATGGCGGTGAGGTCGTTTTGTATACTTCAGAAAGTGACGAAGATGTCACTCGTTACGATGATTTCCTACGTCAGCACTACGAAAACATTGCAATGGTCATTGGTCGCCCTGATTATGATGGGGCATGGCTAAACGAACGGTATATTCCTTTATGGAATGATGGTGACGATTTAGAGCGTTTGGCGTATTTATGCCAACGTCATGGCAGGGCCGCAGTCAGCGATAAGGCTGTAAACGGTAAAAACATTTCCCGTATTCGTAACCTCATTCAGAGGTGGGATGCCAAGTTAGTGGGGTTGTCATCTAAACCAGATGTCATTGAATCACTACCTTGGGATTCAGTAGTCGTGGGGTCGTGGACATCGGCTGTGCGTTACGGGGAAACTCAGGTATGGGATGGTCACGGTCTACGCCGATACCCAGCACAGCAGAAAGATTCTGCCCGAAAGAAGCACCGAGCCGACATTATTCGGTTAGGAATTGACTATGAACAGATAGTCCAAGACGATAATGCTGAGGTTGCAAAGTTGGCAATCAAGTCTTGGCAAGCGTGGGAGCAGGGTGCTTTTGGGGTCTATGACCCTGCAAATGACGATGACGAACAAGAAATAGGTCTATCGGAAAATAGTACAAATCCTAATGATTTGCAAAATATTGGTAATGTCCAAAATGTGGCTTCTGGGGGTACAAGTATTATGATTAGGGGTGCTGACAAGCGGCACGAAGACGAAAAAGTATTGTTACCAGTTATCGGTATCCAGAACATCACACCACAAATTGCTGAAAACCTTACAGAACTTGAGGATGAGGGCAATTCTGAGGCTTTTTCAACACCTGTTTTGCAGTATCAAAGTAACCTTTTGAGGCAGTGCAATCATTGTTATTTGTCCAGCCGTTGTCCTGCATTCAAGGAGAATTCTGATTGTGGATTCAAGTTGCCCGTAGAGATCAAAACTAAAGATCAGTTACAGGCTGCGATGAGGGCATTATTGGAGATGCAAATGAGCCGAGTGTTGTTCGCTCGCTTTGCCGAAGAACTGGAAGGTCAAGGTCTTGACCCAGCATTGTCCGATGAGGTTGAGCGGTTGTTCGCTTTAGTTGAGAAGTTCAAAGACATTTCAGATACTCGTGATGTCATGCGTCTTGAGGTTGAAGCACGTGGCGGTGCAGGGGTACTTAGTCGTATCTTTGGCGCTCAAGTAGGCGAAGCCACCAGGCAACTTACAGGTGGTGGTTTGAATGCTAACCAGGCTGACAGTATGTACGCAGACATCCTTGATCTTTCGGATGAGGCTTGACAAGACCATTCATAGGTTGTACGCTTGTACATAACCTAGGAAATGGGGTTTTATGGAGTCATTTGAGTTTGCAGTAATTCAAGACCTTCAAGTATCGCTTGCTCGTGCGTACGATGACAAGCAGGCTCTTCGCCAGATGATTGAAGCAATGGCTAAGAAGTTGGAAATGGCAGAATCTGTTGCCAAGACCGCTTCCTCGTATTGCCAGTCGTTGGTCAATGAAGACGAAAATGCTGATGATGTCTTGGGTGTCCTAATCCAATCAGTTCACCATTGGAGTACAGAGAAGTAAATCTGTACTAAGGTATTCCTAATACGGATATTAGGAGTACACAATGAGTGGACAAATATGGTCATGGGTGCTTGCCATCTTTGGCGTTACGGGAATGTGGTACGTGGGAAAGAAACACGCTCACGCATTCTTTTTTCTTTCAGTCAATGAATTGCTTTGGATTATCTTTGCTGTTCAAACCAAGCAATACGGATTTATATTCATGGCCTTCTGCTACGCCACCGTATATCTTCGTAATGGTCTGAAATGGTTACAGGAAAAGTGATGACAAAAGTATTCATTGTTTTTGCACTTGCTTGCTACTACATGGCTATTCGTTCTAATATGAATAGGAATTCGTAGTGGCTGACTTCCATCTGAGGAATTACTCAGAGGACATCATGGCAGAGGGAGTAAACAAAGAGTTTATGAGAACGCTTGCTCACATCCTTTTGCCGCACGTATACATCGTTGGTACTTGCGTACATAGCGATTCAGAAGAAAACGTGAACACAGCAATTGACATTGCTGATGATTTATACACGAGTGGTATTTGTTTGCCAGTTATTCCTGCGCTCACTTACTACTGGGAGAAGCGTCACCCAAGAGGTTACGAATTTTACAACGAGTATTGCTTTCAGATAATGAAACGATGCGATGCTGTTTTTGTTGATGAGATTGCTGAAGGTGCTGACTGGCATATTGATGAACTTGCTGAAGCACAACGCTTAGGTCTTCCAATCTTCTGGTCATCAGGAGACTTGCAAAATTGGGTAGAAGACGGAGCAGAATGATAACAACACCTGACTGGATGTCAGATTCTTTATGTAGAAAAAAACACGGAGACATTTGGTTTCCACCGTTTGAAACGACAACTCCAGAAATCAATTACGCAATAGCAAAAAAAGTCTGCAATGTCTGTCCAGTTTGGGCAGACTGTTTGTCGTTCGGTAAGAAAGAAATATACGGAGTGTGGGGTGGACTAACACCACAAGAACGATTGCCAATGCAAAAAGACTCAAAGCAACAATTTCTTGCTGAACACGGGACTGTTACACGTTATCGTCAAGGCTGCATTTGCCCCATTTGTTGTGAAGCACATGATGATATGGAAGACACAGAATATGTGCTTATTGAAGAAATCCCCAATATTGGAGATAAATTGCCCGATCTAAAAAAGTTGCTCAAGAGGTTGTTAGAGGGCTGACATCGTGTAAACTAGTAGTGCTCCCCATATCGAGCCTTGCGCCCCATACTTCAATGGATGGGGCTTTTTTATTACCCGAACAAAGGATAGTGAATGCTTAGATTGTCGGAAATACTCAAAACGGTTGCGCTGACAGGAAATCTTGTTCTCGCTTCCATCTTTTCTGTAATGTCCCCAAACACAGCAAGTACACCAGAATCTGTTTACCCAAAAACCCCAATACAAGTTGAGCCATATTTGATTGTGCCAACTACAACCACAACGATTCCAGAACCTATTGACCCAAGAATCCCAGCAGATAAGTCAAAGAGATGCCCTCAGTTTGAGCAGGCATTTCGTGACTACGGTTTAGTCCCCGTACAGGTGTTCTCGTATATCGCATATCGTGAAAGCCGTTGCAACCCAGATGCGGTAAATGCCCGATGGAACGCCAATGGAAAGATCGTTTGGACACTAAATAAAAACGGTTCATTTGATAGCGGCCTTCTACAAGTCAATTCTTCATGGCAGACCGTAACAAGGAACATTTGTGGTGGAGAAATAAAACTTCTCAGAACACTTGACTGCAACCTAAAAGTAAGCAAGTATTTACTTGATAATGGCGGATTGAGGCACTGGAGTTTGTAATGTCAAAAGGTACGACATATTTATGCCCTTGGTGTAACCACAAAGTTGTTTTGTATGTGCGAACCAACTACCCACCCATGCATCAATGTGGTGGGAGTACTTTGCCTGAAAAATACATACCAATGGTCAAACACGGAAAAAAAGACTCAGAATAGAGTTGCCACTTCCATTCTGAACCTGTAATGTGATGCTCCTAACAAAGGAGCAACAATGGCATACGAAAATATCAAGCCTTTGGGAGATGTGTGGGTAAACTCCATCGTTTCTGAAGGAACACTCCGTACCGAGGATTTGGCAAAAGCCTTCCTTACAGTCATCGGGGAACACGACCCAAAAATCAAAGAAGCAATCCTTGACGATTGGACTGATGTCCTGTTCGCAATGATTGACCCCAAAGCAGTTCGTGACGAGGAACAAGAAATGTTTCTCGTAGACCATCTCTTCAATGTGATGGATGCAATCGCACCAGAAGGATGCACCTTTGGAACATTAGATTCCGATGGTGCTTGCTTTGGCTTCTGGGAAATGGAGGAAGCATGATAGAAGTAACTGCTTACATCAATCAACAAGAAGAGATTCGCAAGCCAGTTATTTTACGTGAGCCAATGACATGGATGAAACGTGGTACTTGCAAAAACGCACCAGCAGAACAATTCTTCCCTGAAAAATTAGCAGGAAAAACCGATTACAAAACAGTGATTGAAAAATATTGTAATGCCTGTCCCGTCAAGCAAAGTTGTCTCAATTTTGCCATTGATAATTTTGAAATAGGTATTTGGGGTGGCACTACAACACGGGGTCGTGCCGCAATTAGATCAAAAATGGTGAAAGAGAGAAAAGCACAATGTCAGCAGTAGTTCTCTCATGGAAAGATCCAGTTACCGACAAAAAGTATTTTGTGTCAATAGAGTTCAACACAGTTGAAGGTGAAAATCGTTTTGTTGGATACGGCGTTTCGTCTACTGATGATTCACAAATTACTGTTGAATTGACTCGGCGCATACCTCTAATCAAATTGGCAAAAGAAGCAACAGTGCGAGCATTTCCGAAACCAAAGTTCAACGCAACACTCACAGGAGCACAACGTGGTTCTACTTTGCCCGATGATCTGTTGGAAGAGGTTGCAACTATTTACAAGGATGCAGTCAATTACAAAGTTTCTCCGATTGAGGCCGTTGCAAAAGCATTCAATATCTCTAAATCAACTGCGGCTAAACGTGTAATGCTGTCTCGCAAAGAGGGGTATCTAGGAAAAGCCACACGGGGTAAGGCTGGGTAAAAAGTTTGGAATGAAGGTTGCTATTCCATTTCGATGTCTGTAGTGTTCCATACACCAACGAACAAAGGAGAACATCAATGGCTAAGAAACTAAAGAAGAACGAAGAAGATGACATGGTGATAATTAGGTGGACATGGGAAGACGTTCAGTCACTCCGCCCCGAACTATCTAAAGATGAGTGTCTTGACTTGCTTGACAGAATTGGTGGTTCTTTGGCAGACCGTTCAATAGAACTTGGCTGGGAAGTTATGCAAATACTTGTCGCAATGGAAGGATGACAATGAAACTCCAGAGGTATCGTGTGTATTACACATCAATTCAAACCACTGTGTATGAAATTGAAGCAGACAGTCCAACAACAGCAGAAGAACACGCATCAGATAAAGGTGAGTTCATTCTGGAAACTAGCGAGTTGCTAAGAGTAGAAGCGATTGAAGAAGGGAAAACTTTGTAATGGCAACGGTATACATCAACACAAAAGACAAAACAGTTTGTGACATCAAAGGTAACCAGATTGTAGATGACGGTACTTTAGATGATTTGACAAAAGCATTTTTAGATGCTTGGAACTCATCAGAAGAGGAGAGTGAATAATGTCGATATTTGCAGACGTAACAATTACACTTCCAACAGAAACAATTTGGATGTGGATTGGTATTGCATACGGAGTAATTCAAACAACTTTTTATTTCAAAGCAAAGGAGAAGCGTAATGGCTGAAGTAACAGAGCAGATGGAAGCGGCACTCACCGCTTGGGAAGAGAAATACAAGCCAATTCAAAACCCATTCGGGGATAATGGTTGGAATGGGACAATGTTTGAAACGTACGATGAGCAATTCACTTTTGTTCAAGCCGCACCAGAAGCAAATGTTTGGACATGGGTGGATGGTGACGAAGGAACGTGGCTCATGAGTGGCTTGCATTGGGTCAATCGCATCGGCTACTTTATTACCGAGAACCCACTTGAAGAAGATTTTGTTGAAATCCAAGTAGACATCTACGAAGATTTTGACGAAGAAGAAACCCTGTAAAAAACACAAACCCAATAAGGAGAAAGAAATGCATATCGGACACATCTTGCTAGTTGAAGCAACTAGCGGAAAAGAAGCAGAATCAAAAGCGTACAAGTTTGTTGATTCCTGCGCCCAAGACCGATGGTCTGACTGGAGTGAGATTGGTGGAAGATGGGATGGAGAGTTTGATGGTTCAAACATTCTCTGCTACAAAACCAATCCTGAACTTTTCGATAAAAAGATTGCAATGTGGCAAGCGTCAATGCAGAACGAAATTGATCGTCTTCTTGAACAAGTCGGTGATCTAACAATTTCTGAACTTGTTAGCATCTCAAACATTGGAAAAGAAAAGCAACTTGAAGGTGACGATTACTTGGCTTCTTACAGAGCAATGAAAGTTCTTAGAATGTCTGAGAACTCAGGATATGACTCACATTCACAAGTGTTTGATACTGAAACTTACACGTCTAATTTGAAGTACTTCCGTGACCGTGTTGCAAATGCGCCTGAGAATCAGTACGCAGTCATTTGGGACTTCCACTTCTAATGACACCAACAATTCGCAGAGATTTGGTTGAGGCCGCACTGATGATCCCAGCCGTAAACACCAACCAGTTTTATGACGTTGAAGACGTTGCAAAACTCAAATACATTGGTAACGTGGACAGCGCATTTGAAGATGATTTCTCAGGTGAGTATGCAAAGTTTTACGCACCTGAAGGTCATGTGGTTTATTTATTCAACATTGATTTGGAATACTTGGAGGAAGTATGTTCATGACAAAAAGCGAAGAGTTAGTGAAGTACCTAACAGAAGAAGCACTTTACTTTGCAGAAAAAGCAATTCGTAAAGAGAAGGTATTTCACGATGACTTTGATGAGTGGCAAGGTGTGACAATTCCTGAAGAACTTGGCGGTGGGGAATGGGACATCAACATTTCGGTGTATGGAGAACCGTACATGAGAGCAACTGCGTACCCCTATCACAATGTTGAACACGAAGGAAGAATGTTTGAAGAAATGAACACTGATGCCAGTGTTGCGTTGCTTTGTCTTGAAATAAAAAAGGTAGAAGAGTAATGCCAACCGATAAACAAGCAAAGCAAGCACAAATAGGTGCGGCAAATCGTGCAACAAGAATTGCAGACGAAAAATGGCAATTAGTTGTTGATGAGTTGAACGAAAGAATCAAAGAATTAGAAGCAGAATTGGAAAAAGCAGGTAAAGAATGAAAACTGGAAACATCATTGTCAATGGGACAAATCTTTGTAATGTCCCCGATGTTGTGTGGAACATCAGTCCAAATGTTCACCGAGCAGGTGCGGAATGGTATGTCGGAAGACCAAACAAAACATTGGTGTTGATCAACGACTACATCAATCCGTTAGTAGTTGTGGTGTCGGGAAGTTTGAGAATTGACATCCCACGAAACAAGAAATCGGGATACACAACATCAGCATTGATTCTGAACGAGGAAGATTTAGAAAGATGGGGAATCAACAACGATGAAGAGTTAGACGAAGCGGTAAACGAGAAAAAGAAATACGAATATCTCGATAATCCTTGGTTTGATGTCATTGAAGTTCAATCAAAAACTAAGTTGTACGCTTGCCATGACATATTTGAAGCAGTTCAGTACGCAATGCAAATGGTGATGCAATGAAAGAAAAGATTTCATACGATGAGTTTTTAGAACGTGTTGATAAGTATTACCACCAATTCAAACCATCGTGGAGATACGGTCAAGCCTATTTCAATGTTTTGTCCAATGTGCGATCTGATGTTGCCGAAACACTTCGCTCATCAATGCACGATCCATTTCACAAAGATGCTGTGGCAGAAGAAACACACAAGTACGTCAAAGCACTTTGGTAAAAGATTGATCACCTACTCTCTTTCCTCCTTTCGCTGAGTGGGTGGTCAGCGAGCCTCTGAGTAATAGCAGAGGTAATGCCGCACTGATTTGGGTTTCGGTGCGGATTGAGTCCCCAGATAATGCCTTTCCTGTGAGGGGCATCTGGGGACTTTCGCATTTCTATGGAAAAAGGTTGCAATGTGTGTTCCGAACTGGTTCAATGAGAGTCCCAACAACAAAGGAGAGAAAATGTCCAAAATAATCATTTGCCAACAATCAGGAACAATCCTGTACGTGGAGCATTGTGTCATTGTTGATACCAACGAACTAACAGCAGAAGAAGTGAAAACACTGTTTGAAGGTGGCGATGGTGATGCAATAGAAATTGCAGATCAAGTTGGAAAAGAATTGCGACCAATGCTTGATGGGTGCGGTTACGGTGATTTGAATTACTCAAACTGCATTGCATTTAGTCCAAATGCAATTCGTCAAGAACTTGAAGAGAACATTGAGTTCTATTTTCCAATGGCTGTTGATGATCCAGAAGGTGAAGAATCTGAGGATGCCGCAAAAGCAGAATATTTCACAGCACTTGTTCAAGGTAAATCAGGTGAAGAAAAACTGCAATGGTTTGCAGGGTGCTTGAATAGTGATCATATGTGGGATACATTCACACGGGCAATGAGAGAAGAAATTGAAATCATTTGGTCACAAAGGGAAGGAAACTAAACATGAGCGACATAATCGTTCCAGAAGGTGCATCAGGAGCATGGGCTGAGTGTGCATATTTCGATGATCTTGAATTAGGGATATCGGAATACAAAACTGTCTACGTTTCATTCGGTGAATACGATGAACAAAATGATCGTTGTTCATTCACTGGGATACCAGATGACATGATCTTTTTCTACGCATCACGAGAAGCATTTCCAACATTGTTTGATGAAACAAACGGTGAAGATTTCATTCTCTTTGGTGAGCCACAGTTCAACATGAGCAACCGAGAAACAAGCCGCAAAAAAGCACTTGAAGATTGCCCAATGGAATGCATTGTGATGTTGAGTCTTCCAGACAATGTGTTAGGAAAGTTCTACGGATCATTTGCTGACGGTGGAGAAGCATTTGATTTCATCGTCAATAGCGTTGAGTCACATGGAAACTTTGCAATGTTCCCATTACGTAACCCAAACAAACATCGTTCATACCACGAGTGGTGGTTGCCAGAGTTTGTTGATAGTGTTCCAAGTCCATCAGATGAGTTCAAATACCCAAACAAGAAACAAGGAGAGTAAGCAGTGAAAACACAAGAGAGAATCCAAAACGGAACAGTCAAGATCGGAGAGTGTCCTGTTGATTCAGGCCAGATAATGCTCGTTGATCCTTGCTACATCAAAGATTTCGATAGCGATGATTACAACTGGCAAGAGTGGGTAGGTAACCGTCACGGAACAAAGTTCAGTTATTCATCAACGTGCGATGTCACAATCAACAAGCCAGCACAAGGTGGGCAAGTTGGATTAGGAGTTGCAACTTCATCGGGATGGGGAGATGGAACGTACCCTGTTTACGCAACGATTGAAGACGGGCGTGTTGCTTCAGTGACAATCTATTTCTCAGATTTCCCAGACATGGATGAAGAAGAATGCATGGAATGCGGCGAGACAATGGAAGAGTGCGAGTGCGATGAGGATGGTGAGTGACATGAGCGAAAAAGATTGGAATGTCGCAGACAGTTACCGCCCACACCAACGCTTGTACGTCAAAAGTCGCATAAGAGTCATTGTTGGTGAAGAGACACAATGGCTACCAGCAGAAATGTTGGAAGGTGCATATGTGCTGGATGACGATTCTGACGATGACACCACATTGATTCGCATTCCGAAATGCGGAAATATTCGTGGGTACGTTGATAACGATGACATTTTGTTTTTTACACTGGACTCAGACAAAACGTATTCTCAGCGTTTAGAAATTGGCAACGCATTTCGATATCAGGATTCATCATCACAAGATGAAGAAGTTGAAGATGCACCTGAATGGTTGAACAACATTTGCAACAGAATTGATGCGCTTGAAGCACAAGTTGAAATGCTTGAGCCTGAGAACTTCAGAAACATCGTAATGTCTTTGCTTGAATCACCAGCGTTTGCACACATGGTCTTCAACACAGTCCGACAACAATCAATCAGATATCAGAACTCACAGAAAACGCTGAAGGAACTGTGGGATGCAAACACGCCGCTTTACTACCGTGACAAGGGATGGAGATGATCAATTACTCCACAGTGGGCTGGTGCATCTTCTACACAGCATTGATTATTTATCTTCTGTGGGAATAGTTGCAATGTCCCCAACCAGCAGATATCCTGACTACCCCAAACCTAACGAAGGAGCAAAAATGGACAGTCAATTTCAAGCATTCAAAGTGCTTGTTGATCAAATCATGGACACACCACCACCACGTGACAACACGTACAACGTGCTGAAGCGTGGTGACATCATCGGTACAACTGGTGGAGTTGTCATTGAATGCGAAAGGCGAGGAGAACGTGTTGTTGGTGAAACGTACGCATCATGGAAAGCGTTGTGCTTTCTTCCAGACAACAACTACACACCATTCGTTGTGTGGACAGTCATTGCTCGCCCAGAAGGATTCTCGGCAGGGAATGGTGAGTACGAGCGCACGTTGGAAGATGCTTTGCCCACGTACCAAAATCGATAAGGGTTTCTGATTGGGAGTTTGATCAAAGCCTCCGCAATGATCAGACGATCCGCCCCAATCAGGGAATGGAGAGCACCAGCAGAAATGCTGGTGCTTTTTCATTTATGCGGCCACCCTCACGCCCTTACGAAATAAGGCTGAAAAAATAACGTGGGAGCAGGTTGCTTTATAGTCCCACGTCTGATTGAATCTATGTCCTAAACCCAAACACCGCCAACGTGCGGAGAAAGAAGCAATATCATGTCAGCAGAAACAAGCGGTTGGTTGAACCGCATGACCCTTATTGGGAATGCCCTCAAGCGTGGCAAGGCTTGGCACTGGCGAGCAGAAGAGCAAGGCGATGAGTCAAACCACTATGACGGATTCGTTCCTGTAGAGGATGTCAAGCGCAGACTCTTCAACTTTGAAGCAGTGAGCAAGCCTGTGTACGCACAAAACGCAGATGGTTCATTCAAGATCATTGAAGGCAAACAAGCAGTTACACACAGCGTCACTGGCGATGTGTTCGGTGTTGTGTCTGATCGATACAAGATTCACCAGTTTGATGCCGCACTGTTGGACAACCTGTCAAACATTCTTGATTCCAAAGACTTGGGAATTGACTCAGCAGGACTGCTCCAGAAGGGTGCAAAGGCTTGGGTGCAAATCTCAGTGCCAGAGAACTTGACCACACAAGACGGGTTCGCAATTCGCCCAACATTGATCGGAACAACGTCACATGACGGATACACGTCAATGAACTTCAAGCGAGTTGCACAGGCTGTTGTGTGCGATAACACGCTCACGATTGCAATGGCAGAGAACAGCAACACCGTGAGGATTCGTCACAAGGGCGATCAGGTGCAGGGCTTGGAATCAATCCGCCAAGCACTTGAAATCGTTTACACAATGGGCGATGAAATGATGCGTGAACTGGATCGCTTGACCGCATGGAAGGTGACTGACGATCAGTTTGATGCGCTGGTGAAGGACTTGTTCCCAATCTCAATGCAGGAAGTGACGTTTGTTGATCCAAGTGGCAAGACAATCACCCAGACGATTGATGCACAGGACACACGTTCGGCTGGCAAGCAGAATCCAAAGCGTGACTTGCTCAATGGTTTGTGGCGAACAGACCCACGAGTAACGCCTTGGAAGAACACAGCACTTGGTGTTGTTCAGGCCACCACCACATTCCACCAGCACTTCAGTGGCTCTGATAAGAACCGCTACAACCGCAACTACACCAAGTTGCTCACCAATCAGCAGTCGGACTACGACAAGTTGGTGATGCAGAAACTTGAACTGATCACGGCGTAGCCGCATCTGGTTCACCTCACTGAACGTGGGGCTGGAAAAGTCTGTAATGTCCCCCACATTGCAGGACTCCAGCCCCACGTTTTTTTTGCATTGAACCATCAGTGGAATTGGGCATTGACGTGGCTAAGATGCCAGAACCCAACAAAGGAGACAATCATGATCACACAAGCCCAATCCAACTCAGCAATTCTGAATCTGTTCAACGAAGTTGAGCCTGTTCAGTATCGATATATCCCAACTGCAATTCCATTGATGGATCACCAAGTGAAAGCAGTTGAGTTTGTGATCAATCGCAAAGACAATCGCAACACTGCATTGTTGGCACTTGACATGGGAACTGGTAAGACCGCAACTGCAATTTCAATTTGCTTGTCAGCAGTTGATGCAGGCATGAGTCCAATTCTGGTTGTGTGTCCACCATCAATGCGATTGCAATTCGCACGTGAGTTCGCACGTTTCGCTCCATCGTTGAACGTGCAAACGCTTGAAGGAACAATGCCAGTGAAGATGAAATTGCAGTTGCCACAAGCCGATGTATTGCTGTGTGGTGACACACAGGTGAAGGGCTGGTTGCCGCTTCTCATCGGAAACATCAACGGAATAATTGTTGATGAATGCCAGAGAATCAAGGACAAGCGAGCACAACGCTCCACTGCAATTCTTCGCCTTGCCACGAGCATTCCGATGTCTGGTATTCGCATTGCAATGTCGGGAACGCCGCTTATTGCTCGCCCGACTGATCTCATTCCGATCATCAGAATGCTTGATCGTCAATCAACATTCCCACAAGGTGAGCGTGGATTCTTGGCACGTTACGCACCACGTATCGATGATTTCGGTACACGTGGATCACAGAACTTGAAGGAACTCAATCAAGTGCTGTGCGATTCATTCATGCTCCGAATGAGGCGTGATGAGGTGCTCACGTTGCCGAATCACGGCAGAACAGTTCTCGCTGTTGAGATGGACTCTGCACGTGCAAAGCAATACGAGCGAGCAGAGGACAATCTCTACGAGTGGATCAAGATCACCAAAGGTGAGAAAAAAGCAGAGAACGTGTGGAAAGCAGAAGCATTGATTCGCTTGAACGAACTACGAGCAATAGTTGGTCGTGGAAAAATTGATGCAGTCACCACGTATGCACGTGAACTCATTGAAGCAGGCGAGCAGGTGTTCATCAGCACGTCACACACTGACGTGATGAATGCATACATGACTGCATTCGCTGACTCATCACCAGTTCGCATTGCTGGTGGAATGAGCGATGTCGAAAAAATGAAATCAGTTGATGCATTCCAAAGTGGTGAAGCACGTGTACTCGTGGGCAACGTGGTTGCCGCATCTGTGGGTCTGACACTCACGTCAGGCCGTATTCACATCAGTGCTGAATTGCCTTGGTCATCAACTGATCTCACACAACTGGAAGCACGTGTGAGCCGTAACGGTCAGACCAGAGAAACAGTGAGCACGATCATGCTCGCTGGCATTGATGGAGCGACCACGATTGATGAGCGAATCTATGCATTGATTGAGCATAAGAACCGAGTCGTGGAGTCGGTGCTAGACGGGAAGACCGTTGAACTCGTGAACGATGACGCTCAGTCAATCGCAATGGCTGTACTTCGCCAGTACGGGCTGTAGAGTGACCAGTAACCCAAACCCCAAGTGATTAGGAGATCACGACATGAATACCAACACTGAAGAACCAATTACAGAAGCCCAGATGAAGTTCCTGCTGTCACTCATGGTTGAACGTGCATCGATATTTGGCATTGAGCGAAATGTTGAATCTGCACGTGCATACCTCACCGAGAAAAGCGGCAACATCACCAAGTCACGAGCCAGCCAGATGATCAGCACGTTGAAGGAAAAACCAGCCGATGAAGTGACCACTGCATCGCAAGGTGAAGTGACCTTCTCACATGACTGCTCACACATCGTTGGTGCAGGCATCACGGGAATGACACGCATCATCGCAAACAGGTATGCAAAGCCATGCGAATTGTGCGGTCACGATGTCGCTTACAACTCTGGACTTGCCGTGTTGAGTCGTAGTGGTTGGTCTACGTGGCATTGCAAAGGTGAATGCATTGAGCCAGCGAAACCAGCATCAATTCTTGCGAAGCAAATTGAAGAGTTCATTGCACAGAAGTGCTCAGAGATGGACACTGATGCATACTTCGCATTGCCTTCGCACACTGGCAACAATGATCTTGATTTCTACGGCATCGTGTTGAGCAGGCGTAAAGCAGGAGCGATTCACACACTGAAGCGTGTAATCGGTGGAGCAGTTGGTGCTGATCTCGTGAGCAATTCGCCAGTGATGTCAATGACCGAAGCAAAGCGAGTGATCGATACGGTCACTGCAATGTCGTGGGATGAGTGGGAAGCGGCTCAAATGCAATTCGCCCAGAATCTGTCACGTTGTTACATCTGCAATCGCACACTCACCGATGATGCATCACGAGCACGTGGAGTGGGAAGCGAGTGTGCCAAGAACCTCGGTTGATCTCAGGCCACCCCAGAGAAGTGATCAAGCCCCAGCAGAAATGCTGGGGTTTTTTCATGCCCAAAATTGGTCATTGCACTTCGCACACCCTTGCCGTAGATTGAGCGGTGCTGGTCGCTTGATCAGCATCAACCCAACACGGAAGGAATACCCATGTCAGTTCAGAATCAAATCAAGGATTGCCCTCGCTGTGGCGAGCCAATTCCAAACCGAGAACACGCTGGTGAGTATGCAGGAGCAATCTCACGCCGTGACAACACCACCGAAATCTGCAGTGAATGCGGCACTATTGAAGCGATTGAAGACATGGAGATTCAATCCGCTTGGAATGCACTACGTCAGTGGCACGATGCGATGGACACAATGATCCGAGATGACAAGCGTGAATTGCTCACCCAGAATCCGCACGAGTGGTGGAAGTACATGGGGCTACGTGGAGTGATGAATGATCTCGCCAAAGCAGTGCTGAAGCGTGACTGGATCGCTGAGAACATCGCAAAGGAATCCAAGTGAGGCTCGCTCGTAAAGAAACGATGTGGAAGGTGCAATTTCACGGGGACTACTTCTCGCTGAGTATGCACCTGTCCGCCGAGACTGAAGATCAAGCGATTGACAATGCCAAAGCCCTGCTTCTGGATCATCACGGGTTCGATATGTGGATGGAAGCAGATTCGGCAGATGCGGAGAAGATCACCAAGTAGTCCAGATCAATCAGACCCCCTGAAGAGAATCCCTCAGCAGAAATGCTGGGGGATTTTTTTATGCCCACGTGCGAAACGTGCAGAACGCTGCTTTTCGCCCAAAGACCCAAAAACCCACCATTCACTGAGAAAACCACGCATTGAGAAGCGATCTAAGAGGAGAAGCCAGGTGGTTATGGGTGTTGGGTGCAGGCAATTCATCAATGAAATTGGGATTGATTGAGAACGGCACTGTGCCGGCATTGCCATTCCGAGCTGAAATTGGGAGTAAAGCAGCACTACAAATTGCCCAATGAAACTGGGGTCTTTTTGGTGGCCTGCAAATCGCCCGATGTATTCACTCATCACTCACCCAGAGGGAAGAGAAGGGAAGCACGTAGAGCACTCTGGAGTGTGTAGAGCCACCGATCACCGAGTGATCCCAGAAGCGGCGTGAGAAGCGATTACAGCGTGTCTGGTGAGCCAATACCAATGAGTCCACGTGGAGAAGTGAGGGTAAATCTCCCCCTAGTCCCCGATACCGATTCATGCCCATTCCATAGACCCAAATGCAGGGCAGGAGAAGCCCCTGTAAGCCCCGTAGAGCGTGGTAGACGCTGGATGGGGATCGATACGTGGGTAAACGCTCCTAGACGCTCCTAGAGCCTGTAATCACTCGAGCAATGCGGCACTCTGGGGTATCGATATGCCATGAGCCAGTGTGCAGGGCAATACAAACCCTCAACTACGCCCAAACCCAATGCCCATATGGGTTTGCCCTAACCCTAAACCACTTCGGCAGCATACTGTATATCCCTATAGTAGAGGTATAGAGTATGGCTGTATGTCTAACCCTCTAGTAGAGGTAGAGGGATACCCCCCACCCTTAAGTCTCAAGTGAGGGTTGAGAGGGGGGCGAGGGGCCACTAGCCAATAAGCACCCACCCACTAGATAGACCCACCCCAAAAAAATTGGGGGTACACACCCATTTTCGCCCTAAGTAGACCTAAATTTCGCTCTAAATTTAGTACCAACCAGGTATTCTTTTGCTTTCCATTGCGTCAGCCCACGCTTCACCATCTTCTGTTTCATTGGTAGCACGTTCAGGTGGGGGTATTGCACCTTTAGATGCTCTAGATACCCGTTGTGCATGTAATACCATGTTGGTAGCGATACCTTTTCGCCCGTGGTCCTCGTCAACTGCAATACCGTATAGTGGTCCCTCGTTAGGCCATGTCATTTCTCCAACCAAAGCCTTTGTTGGCTTGTGTACTACCGTCACCTTATGGTCATACACCGTTGGAACCTCTTTACCTTGCCTAGTAAAATACTCTTCATCTTCGTCTTTTACAGCCCCAGTGGGTCGGTAACGGAATTGGTATTCATTTAGGTTCTTGTGTGCAGCCATTATTGACCCATTTTCTTCTTCCAGTTCTCACCTTCATCAGAAGATGTTGGACCGATGTCAATTGGGCCATAGTGTGACTCGGCGGCGTTAAACATGGCTGTGGCTACACCTCTGTTTTGATACCGTTTGTTTGTAGCAATACCAAAAACCATGTGTTTTCGTTCTTGTTCAGGCTGAAAGTCAAGCATGACCCCTAAACGACCAGTAACCGTTTTACCACTCCTGGCTTCAACATCGCCAAAAGGGGTTGTACGGATGGTGTGTTCTTTACCCTTTTTATCTGTAAATTGATGACTAAGACTCTCGTATGCTGGCATTAGTCCATATCCTCTTCTGGTTGATATGAAGTTCTGTCGTAGTACTTGTTTTCAAACTTTGAGGCAATATGGGTTGATGCTGGGTTGATTGTCAAACCCCAGTCAATATGTGATTTAGGGTAGCGGTTGTACATATGTTCCATAAGTCGTTGAGCATGACCTTGACCCTCAACGTGGCTTTTTAGGTAATCTATGTCTATTCTTGACGATGGTTCCATATCTGGATCGTTATAGTGTTCAAAAGACACACGGGCGAGGTCTACACCCTTTTTTGGGTCTTGAAGCGTGAGGGAATGCCAACCCCTGCCAGCAGACACGCCTTCACCTAGTTTCTGATGGACTACCTTGAACTGGTCACCTAGATTTTCGTGGGCTGGCATTGTCTAATTATACGCTAAGTAAAAAATTTGCCGTGTAAAGGGCGATTACTTCTTCCTACTTGGTCGCATTTCGGGTGGTGTTTGCTGTGGTTTCCAGTTTTCTGGGTTGTTTTGTATAGTTTCCATACGAGGCTTTTCAATACCTATTTTGTTGTATGTTGTTGCTTCAGTAGTGTTTTCAGGGTTGTCTTTTTCTATTTTGCGTATATATCCTCTTTTGGGCAAAACAACGGCTGATTTAGCCTTATTGTTGTATTGCCTGTACGTAAAATCCACTACATATGGGCCGTGAGTAGTTCCTACCTCTACAGCCGAATGTCCTATCCCACGAGCATCATTGTTTAGCGATACTTGCTTAACGTGCTTTGGATTAAGTCCTGTGTGACCCAGATGGCTGCGTTCCACGAAATCCTCAGAACATTCGTAACATACGCCAGATTCATCACTAAAATCAGGGTTTGATTCAGGATCGTTGCGGTTTGGGTTATCCCAGTTGATAGCAACATTCTTTTTCTCATAACGAGTTGCTAGTTGGCGAAGTACCCAGGGATTTATAGACTCGTGTGCAGCCATTACTTAGCCTTAAATGGTGGTTTACCACCGACCATAGTAGACATAGCGTTTACACCAATTTCATGCCCATAGTCCCCACCTTGAGAGAAATGCTGGAATTGTATTCCTAGGTGTTTTACGTGGTTTCCTACAAAGTTAGAAGGAATGACATAGGAAGTTGAGCCTTTGTCTTCATATTCGTTTTTGTATGGGTAGATTCGTTTCTGATTAAACTCAGGTACAGGGTTTGGACCGTGGTCAAAGAAATCACCTGGGTCATCCCAAGTCTTACGGGAAGTGGGAGCATTATCAGAGATTTCATATTTATGAATTTTATAAGTTGGTTCATATTGTCCACCAGCGCCATTGTTATCCATTTCATCGTCTATACGTTCATATGCAGCAGACATCGTACCTGTATGAAAAGGGTTACCATAAACATGAGGTGGTTCATCACTAAACGTGCCGTGATAGACGATTTTACCCATTATTTCTTCCTTTTGGCTTGTTTGGCTTTATGCTTCTCTAAAAGGTATGCAGGGTCACGCTTGGTAAAGCCTGCTGCTTGATGGATTTCTTTTAGCGATACAGGCTCACCATCAACCCACGCTCCTGGTTCAATGGGGAACTGCTGTCCGTTGAGGTTGTTTTGGGCTGGCATCTTCCAAGTATATACTGAGGTTATGAACACAACTTGTCCAAATTGCCAACACCATTTCAATGCAAAAAAGCATGTCGATCAAGAGCCGTTTCTAACGATTGAAAAAGATACTGCTCCGTGGAAACTGCTAGAAGCGTATCGTTTTCAAATGGAAAGACCAAAATTAGACGAAGATTTATATGAAATTGCTAAACAGATGTTTCCAGGTCTAGATATATCCAGCCCGTGGAGAGTTATTACATCGTTGGTTAAATCTGGGTATGTGCAGAAAGTTGGGGAAAAGATGTCTAGCCGTAACCGCCCTGCACGGGTTTGCACCATTACTGACTTTGGGCGCAGAACAATGAGAGAACTTGACTAACCATCTATACTCAGCACTATGGCAACACACATTACAGATATCCCTAAACCGTTTTACTGTAATGTCCAGAATGAGTTTTTGTACAACTTTGAAAAAGGGTTTGGTGAATACACCGCCTGTTTAGTTTATGGTCTATCCGCAATCCCCAATAGGGCGTGGGGTGTATCTCTACTTTTAGAAAACGGTGCGCTAGTGCAACATGTTCCCTTGCATGCTTTGACTTTTCATACACCTGCTGTACACCAACATCCTTTAGACCATTTACAGGTATGGAGTTGCTATGGGCAAGATTTCACTACCCACGAGTACAGTGCGTTGTCTGAACTATCCGTGAAGGTATATATGAAAGAAGGGATATGGGAAACAGGTAGGTATATGTTTACGGCTGCCCCGTACGGTGATATGTATTCCTCAACACCTGATCAGCACAAGCACTTTAACTTTGTGCGTTTAGATTGTGGTCGTGTAGGTGCTTGGCCTGGAAACCGTATGCTCGTGTTTGACGAGTCTTTTGTAAAACTGTCAGATGAGCGCCCTAAATACATTACAAACACTAAAATCTGGTATCCAGAGGGCTTAGATGTGTCTGACCCCTTTGACACGGTTATTTCTCCAGACACTTCTTTGTAACCCTCTATACTTGTTTTATGAACCCAGAACGTAAAAAGTATGAACAAGGTTTATCTACCGATAAGCCGTTCACGTCTTCTGTTTTAGGTTCAAGGGTTAAAGTAAGGGCGCACCCAGCACTTTCACCACAGCAGTTTGTAGAACAGGTACACCCTCGTGAAGGTGGTCAAACTTGGGATGAGGTTGTTGAAACCCACAAATCTAAAGATCCTGAAGCATTTAATAGTCTTGTAGAATCTGTAAGTAAAGAAGGCATCCAAGAGCCTGTACAAGTATCCGCCAGGGTGTTTAAATCAGGTAACCCATTCATGTATAACGGTCATCATCGTGTAGCAGCCGCTATTCACGCAAATGTTGATATTCCTTATGTTCGTGTGGTCAAAAAAGAAGATGACCCATTTATTACTTTTGACTAATAATCTATACTTGATTTATGGCAGCGCACGAAGGTATTAACTGGGATCAGTTTTACAACAGTTATGAGCAGGGGCATGCTCCGTATTTGGCAGGTACTGAGGCAGAGGCTGACATGGAGCAATGGTCGTACGGAACCACTAAGTGGCCTAAAACGTATCTACAAGAGGTAAGAGATAGGCGTGGTGAGCCTTACCAAAATATGCAACAGCATCTACGAGATGAGGTTAAACTACCTGATCAGGTTCAGGTAACCCACAGAGGTGATGTGCCTAAAGGGGCAAAAGTACGCAGTGGTTCAATTTTTCCTGAATGGACAGGTAGTAACCCAGATAGTGAAGAGTTTGGTATCCACCACTACGGACAAAACAACCGTTTGCATATATACCTAGTACCTCGTGAGCACATTGTTGGAATTGGGCATGAAGGAGAGGGTGAAGTATTCTTTGACGAAGGAAGCCGAAGGAAGAAAGCACCTGCTCCAGGTCTTGGTGATAAGGGCAGAATAAGAGCAAGAAGAAACCTAAAAGGGCTTAAATAGTGGGTAAACAGCACCTTCACGGAGAACAACTACAGATGTTTATGCCTGCTCATAAACTAGCCGAATATTCATCACAAGACGCTATCTCTAACGCTGGCTTTGGTGAAGACGAAGATATTAAAAGAGAACATGGGCCATTTGCAGATACCCATTCATACAACTCAAAACTAGATGACGTTTACGATAATGAGTATTATGCAGATCAAGATTACGCAAACCCAAAGTATCGCAACCTAGAAGAAGACTTATCAGAAAATGGGATTAATGAACCTATAACTTTGACTCATTATAAAAAATATATTAGCAATTTTAAAAAGAAAAAGATGCACCCAGACCAAACAAAAACTTTGATTACTGAAGGCCATCACCGCCTTGCGTATGCGTATGACACTGACATGAATAGGGAACTACCCGTAGAGCACGAGATACGCTAACATTCAAATATGCCAACATATGCTTACAAATGTGAAAACGATCATCGGCACGAGGAAACCCGTAGCATTTACGATGAGCAGAAAACAATCTTTTGTCCAGACTGCAATGAGAAATTACGCCCTGTTTATTTCTCCCCAGCAGTTAACTTGGTAGGAAGAGGTTTTTACTCCAATGGAGGATAAGAAGAGCCTTAGTTCTCAGTTTGACGAAGAATACGGGGAAGAAGGACATTACGAAGATTTGCACTTCCGAAAGAACAATCGTAAGGATTCCCATGACCGTAGGGACAAAAAGAAGATAAAGAAGTTCTCTAAGTACGATTACTAAGGTACGATTGACTTATGCTGATTACCTACACATTTCATACACCTACGATGCTTGACGCAAAGCAACAGGCTGTTATACTCGCTCACAACCAAGGATTCAGTTCTGTAGTTGTTTCCAATATAAAACAGCCTGAATACGGGGAATACCAAGTATCCGTAATCGTTTCAAAGTAAGGAAGAAACATGGCAAAAGAAGAGATGGATTTTGACGCATGGTTGGCCTATGGGGTTGACCGCAAATGGGCAATGTACCCAGTCTGCTACATGCACGATGGTGTACCTTCCACTGAGGAAGAAGAGAATGAGATGGAAGAGGGCGGAGATCCTTGCATGCATGTCATTCGTGTCTTCAGCACAGAGGAAGAGTTTGACTCGGCATTGTCTCGCATGAACGACATTTTGCCGTACAGGTTGCCTCAAGACCTGTAGTAAACTATGTAAATGGGCGCTCGTACAGTCAATTATGTTGCCACTCAAGGCATTCCTTTTAAGCGCATAATCGTAGTCAAAAGCAAGCAACGCCATCGTTTGATGGTTCCAACTGCTGTCAAGGCACAAATACAATCAACAGCGACATCTAAGCGAAAACTTAATGCCGAAGTCACTGGATCTGGAGAAATCCTGCTGTCTTTGACAGGCGCAGAAACTGCTGAATTACCAATTGGTGACTTAGAGTATGATGTTTTAGCCCAATATGACGGTACGTACTACAAGGTAAGTTCTGGTGTTATTGCGGTAGAAACAAACGATACCGTAACAGATGGAAATGAGGCGCAAGCAATGGAACTGCGTATGTCCGAACATGAAGACTTCCGTAAGACATTTACGTGGAAGGACAAAAATGGCGCACTTCAGGCTGTCTCCAACGCTTATTTGCAGGCTGTAAACTCCGCAGGAACTACAACCCTTGACCTGCGCTGGTACTCAACTGCACCTAACGAAGCAACAATTATCGCCCTTGCAGGTAATCGCCGTGGTTATTTGGCTCCAAAGGCTGGTGCAACTCTAGAAATGCACATTTCTGATAAAAACACTATTCCAGCAGGTAACCATACTTTTGATCTTTTTGTCCAAGATAGCGCTGGAGACTGGGAGAGAATCTCTTCAGGAACCATTGTTGTAGATGCTTCTGTAGCGACAAATCCGTATGCCTGAGTACACCCTAACCCTAACTGAGGATGATGAGCAAGTACTAATCCTTGATGGGGATGAATACTCCTTAGTTTTAGATGGTGACGATAGTACTGTTTATGTAGATGAATCTGCTGACGGTAATTTAAGCGCCGATTCTTCAACCTATGAAATCGTTGTTAGTGACCCAGGTGTTGCTGGTCCCCCAAACAATTTAACTATTGGCACAGTTTCTGTTGCTGAAACAGCAAGTGCCAGCATTACGGGTATTTCCCCAAACCAAGTACTAAATCTTGTTTATCCTGCGGCATCTCGCCATGTACACACCCAAGGAACAGTCGCTACAACATGGACTATTAACCATGCTTTAGGTGGTTACCCTTCAGTATCTATTGTAGACAGCGCTAAAACAGTGGTTATCGGAGAAGTTACATATATAAGCACCACACAAGTTGTAGTAAACTTTACATCAGCGTTCTCAGGCTATGCCTATCTCACGTAAGGATTTTTAATGGCTCAAAAATTTCTAACTAGTATTGACCTTAATCAAAATCAACTGCTCAACGCTACCTTTGAAGTAGTCGCCACAGACCCAAATACGGGCAACTTTGATGGTCGGATGATTTTCAATAGTACTGAAGGTACTATTAAGGTTTACGATGTAACCGCTTCCGCATGGCGAAAGATGATTACTGGCGTAAGTTCTGCTGGCCTATATAGCAATGCCCTTACAATTAGCGAATCTAATGGTGCTATCACCATTACAGCAAACCTTGCCACATCAGCAAGTGCTGGTTTGATGTCTGCTTCCGACTTCTCAAAGTTGGCAGATGCCACTTCAGAAGCAACCGCCAACAAACTTGTTATCCGTGACGCTAACGGTCAAGCCAAGTTTGGCACACCTACTGATGATGCACATGCCGCAACTAAGGGT